GCTGATTTTATAAAATATTGAATACCACGAGTATATTCGGTATAATTAAAGGTATATACTTTTGGAATATTAAAAAACAGTATTTTTTTATTTATAGTAACATAACCAACTTTATCAGTTTGACCTATTGTCAAATATCTCCTGTAAATATTTAACGGTGGCATATCTGAAAAGTTTATGGTTAGCATTGGAATAGTACACTCAATAGGCTCATTATTTTTTTGAAGTTCTTCATGAAAAGTATTGAGTATAGTTGATTTAATCTTATCACTAACTTTGGGTTGAATGGTTGAGCTATCAATATTATAATCCCTTTTATGGGAATAAAAAGTTTCATAACCTGTACCAAAGGTCTTTTGGATATCTTTTTTTGAGATTACCATTTGATTATAAATTACCATTTGATTATAAAATGATTTGTCATTCAGGCAAAAGCTTGCCAATTGTATTAATTTTTCTTTCATATATTAATATTTGTAAATTTTGGTATCATAATATAAAGGTAAACAATTTTTTTAATTCAAACAAATATAGAGGGAGAATTTTTGTTATTTTTATTGATTTTGAACACAAAGATATGTGTTTTTAACCGAAATACCAAATATTTATATAAAATTCTTCATTACAAATGTCAAAATTTAAACTTTCAGAAGAACAAATTAACAGATTATTGGAAATTGCTGATGATTCAGAACTTAGCGAAGAACAACTTGCTGAGAAAAAGGATGCGTGTTACTATAAGGTTAAGAGCAGATACAAGGTATGGCCATCTGCTTATGCCAGTGGTGCATTGGTTAAATGTCGCAAAGCTGGGGCAAGCAATTGGGGTAGCAAATCTGAAGGTTTGGAAGAAACCGATGAAGAAATTGCTGAAAAATGGACAAAAAAGTACAAGAAAAGTATAGATTGTTCACATCCAAAGGGTTTTAGTCAAAAAGCTCATTGTGCTGGCAGAAAGAAAAGACAAGCTGGTGGTGAAACCAGTTCAAAATCTGTGAGTGAAGCTGAATTTTCAAGTCCTGAAATTGTATATCACGGTGGTGACAAAAAAATTACCAAATTGGATCCTGATTCTATTAGAGGTGGGTTAAGAGCTAATTTAGGTTGGGGTACATATTTTTCATCGAGCGTATATAAAGCTAAAGACTACGGTAAAGAAATTACTAAATTAGATATATCTAATCTTAATATTTTAGATTTAAATGATAAGATAGATGAAACATTAGTAAATAATATCGAACAAATAGCAAAAGAAACCATGGATATTAATATCCATTTAGGTTCTATGTATGATTTTATTGCTGATATTTTTAAAAAATTGATTGGTCGTGAATCTATATGGTATGGGTGGAGAATATTTAGTAATAAAATAAGCTGGGATACAGATAAACTTTGGTCGGAGCTTATTTTAAAGTTAGGTTATGATGGTATGCAGCAAGGACATTATGAATATGTAATATTCAATTTTGAAAAGGCAAATCAATATCTTATCGATGATACAACCGAATTGAATGATATGGATGAAGCAAAGAAAACGGATTATTCAAAGGAGAAATCCCAGGGTTTACATGGTTGGTTTTCAAGAAAAGGTGGCGGAGGATCAAAAGGTTGGGTTGATTGTAATACATGCAAAACTAATCCATCTGGAAGAAAGACCTGCAAAGCCTGTGGTAGAAAACCTGGAGAGAATAGAAAATATCCAGCTTGCAGACCAACACCAGCATCTTGTGGTACGCCTAAAAAGGGTAGCAAATGGGGTAAGAAATCTAATGAGTCTTTGAATGAGTCTTTGGATAGAATGAAAGATATGATTAATTATTGATATCTATTGATATTTCTTTTAATCAAATCTGGATATTTTTTATAATTTATTTTTTCACTATATAAATCAAAGATTATTTCTTTGATCCAAATATTTTCTTCCCACTTATAACACACAAATCTTATAGTTGTTGGTTTAATATTTTTATTATAACTATCATTATAATGAATGTAATATTTTTGACCATTTGGATGTTCATTAATCTCTATTTCAAAATCATCCAATTTAAATACAAGACGGTTATAAGCACCATAACGAATACCGTCTTGTCCGTTACAAAGTTCACTATCGAAATCATTTTCAACATAAACAATAATGTATTCTAAATCCAATCCAAGTTGTTTGGATAGTAGATTAGTTGGTGTTAACTCTGTTAATTGTATTGATTTTTTATTATGCAAATCAACGATAATATCCTCATAACAATAGAATCTTTTATCATCAGAGTATAATACCTCACCAGTATGGCGTATACCTAATAAATTGAAAATTTTGATATTGGACATTTATGTAATGTTATTGATAATTGCTTAGTCTTTTGCTAATTTTTTCCCTATCAGCCTCTTCTCGAAGTATTTTCTTATTATCTTCAAATAATTTGACCAATTCTAAAAATTGTTCATGTGTTATTTCTTCTTTAATTGAACCGCAAGATATATAATATTTCTTAACCACGAAATTTGCAACATAGTTAAATGTATATTCGATTTCTTTCTTAAAGAAAGGGAATTTTTTATCTATGGTAAATTTAGCATCAAATGGTTTACTCTCGTTAACTTTAAAGGCATCAAATATATTGATTGGCGGCTGATCTTCAAAATTTATTTCTAAACAAGACTCTGGTGATAATCTTTTAGATAAATCAAATGTCTTTCTGATTGATTGATACATTTTAGATTTTAAATCTAAGATATATTTGTTTTTAATAGTTGGTTGAATAGAATCAAAATCTATATCACATCTAATCGCATCTGAACCGTAATCATCTACAAAATAACGTTTAATAGATTTCTTTTTTGATTTTGATAAATAAAAATCTTTATCGTTTAAGCAAAATTTTACCAATTTTAATAAATCTGACATATTATTATATTTTATATTAATTAATAAGTGATGTGAAGGTTAGATATCCAAATAAGAATATACAAACAAAAAACATTATATATAATAATGCAAGTGGCAAGTCTTCAAGCCAGAATCGAGATTTTCTCATATGGAACCATTTTTTTCGTTATAAAATTTAATAAAGGCATTAACACCATGATAGGCATTTTCCAAGAAAGAATCATAAAAATCTGAATCAATTATCATTTTCCAGTTTGATGAATATACTTGGAATTGTCGCTTTGATATAGTTGGATGATAACCAAGTGATTCAATTTTTTCTAATACAGTAAATAATAGATTCCAATCCTTATGTACAGGATATGTTTCATCAAAATTATCAAGAAGGGTATCATCGGTGATGTAACCCATAAATTTGGCAATAAGTTTATTTTTGTTCATTTTTAATGATTTAAAAAATCGTTTGTTTCATCCTCAGTTAAAAAGATATTAAGATAAGGTTCAATTGCTTGGGCATATTCGGTGAAGTCTTTAAAGTCTGATTTATCAATCTTTCCAAGATTATAATAATCCAAATCTGTTGTATAATCAACTGGTGTGAAACCACAACCGATCCAATCAGGAGTTGCCAAAAGGCAAAAACCTGGAGCGCCATTGCACCACCAGGTCATAACACCATTGAAGTCCATATAACATTCCCAACCTTTATAGGTTGCTTTTACGAATGTATCTAACCAAGTTTCGGTTGTTGTATTGTTTGATATGTTCATAAGATTTTGTTTGAGAACATAAAGATATGAAACAATTTTGGAACAACCAAATTTATTTTTCAAGAGCAGCAATCTTTGCTTTTATTTCATGCCACTCCTTTTGTATTTTATTGGTTTCATCAATAAGTTTCAATAATCGTGGGTGATTACCACCCATGAACATAGCAATATCCTTTTGAAATTTAAAGTTTTCCCAATAATTACCAGCAAGAATAATCTCAGCCTCTTTTAATGTTTGAAGTTCTGTCATGATTAAACGAAGTTGACCATTTTACAGCAGGTATCGAAATCAAATTCCCTTAGCATTTTATTTGCTTTTGAAAGGTATTCATTGCGAGAATAACCTGGGTTGTCCCATGATTCATAAAACCAACCGCATTGGTCTTCGTGTGCAAAATGACATTGTTTTGAATGAAGCAGGTCAGCCAGACGTTGAGCTGGGCTTAACTTTTTAACGTATTCAAGTTGTTCTAAGAGTTCTTTTTTCTTAGCTTCCAATTCTTGGATTTGTTTATTAATTGATTCTAATGTCATATTATTTATTATTAAATTAATTTAACTTTTTCGCCATATTCAGTGAGTGAATAATCAATATCGGATATTAGATTCCTGAAAATCAATGTGCATATTAATGGTTCAATCAAAGTATGAATTTTTTTACCAATTCTGATATGGTAGGTGACTTTATCAAAATCATCTTGCCAAATGAAACTACCGTTGCGCATTGCTTCAATAATATTCTTTTGATATATTGGCAACTCTGTTGGTATCTTTGGATCGTTTCCGAATCGTTGTAGTTTATTAAATTCCATATCTTTTAAAATGCTATTGGTAATTCATTCCAGTTTGTTGTATATGCAGGTGAAACAAAATCACGTCTTGTTTTAGTATTAATGTTAATCATACAAACCTTTTGGTTGGTACACGTTTATGAATATCAGACGATGTTTTTTGTCTAAGTGGTTTCCTGGCCTTTTCTTCCATTTCAATATTGCGTTCCCACATGGCATTTTGTTTGCGCATAACTTTTAAAAAGTAATCTCTGCGCTTTTCATATTCTGTTGCGTTCATAATACAAAGATATGGAAACTAATTTAACTTTCCAAAAGTTTTAATGCCAATCTAAATAATTTTGAATCTGGATTGCCATAAAAATCCCATGGATCGTAAATACCTAATGTTAAAACATATAACATTGCCTCAAAAACAAATCAAACAAATAGTATCAAGCCAAGCAATCTTTTAAACCAACGGAATAAAAATATCATAAATTATATAATTTTTAGAACTTAGAATAAGTTCATTGGTGATGTATGTATCTAAAATATATTACTGTTAATACTAACAATAAATTTATAAATATTCCGAATAATGTGGTATAATATGCCCATTTTTGGTCTTTACAACACACCCTATAAAAGTTTGCCCAAAGTATAAGAGCTATGGTAACAAATATCCAACCTTGCAAGGATTGCCCATTTGCACTGTGTTCTGTCCACATTCTATGTATCTGGGATATGTTTGCACCCTCCAATAAAAAAACCGTAATAACAGGCGTTTTATCGACAATATTTTGATTGTTAATTATATTCATATAGTTGAGAATGATAGGTATATCGCTAACGCAATAACTATAAGGATAATCAAACCAATCGGCAAATCCTCATTCCAAAATTTTTTATCACTCATTAATATACCATTTAAAGGTAAAAAAAACCACCACCATTAGAACTGAATAAGGAAACAAAGCCGCCTTGAGGAACATATAATTCATCGCCAAAAAATCCACGAAGTAGTTCTGGTGTGAATGATATTAACATCGCCAAAGCGAATAAGGTAATGATTCTTAATGAGAGCCATTCCCAATCTGTAATTATTTTTTTCATATTATTTATTTAATCTGTAATTATCGTAAACTTTTGATATTATATTATATGTCCATTTGAACCAAATAATTAAAATCCGCAATAGTAAAACACCTACCATTATTAACTCAGATATTAAAAGATGATAAATAAACATCCAACCAAGAAATGTGAGTATTGAACATGTTAATATTAACAATAAAAATGTTAATAAACCTTTAAAAATTTTGTGTTTCATATATATTTTTATTAATGATAATCTGGTTCGTTATTTTCAACTTCACTATTTATTTCATTTATCCACTTATTGAAGGGTATAATAAATTTATCTTCAACCAAAAGAACGATATAATAAATTCCAGCAAAAGCCAAACCTATCAAACCAATTGGCGTTAAAAAAATCCATGGTTGGTTTTTGAAATTATTAGACCTACTTAATATATCAAAAGCGAAAGCAAAAGCGAAAGCATAAGCAAGAATGGACGAAAAAATACAATAAGGATAAATATAATCCTTAATTGTTAGAAATAAAATTAAGTTTACAACAACATAAATGATATTCCAAAATATAGCACTTATTCTCATATATTATTTATTTAAATATTTCGTATTTTGTTTTGATGATAGTTTTTATCTCAAGCAATCTGGAACCAGTTTGTTGATGAAAACTTTTATTTGCAAGAGCTTTGAACTCATTAGCCCATATGTGTTCCAATTCCTCTTTGGTATTAGCTGTCTTAACCAATTGCTCAATCATATCAGCCTCTCTATAAAACTTTTGAGCATAACGACCAAGAGATAACAACATTGTTCCCAAACTACCCATAACAGTACCTAATGTAAGATAAAAAGCAATTGGGTCTTTAAGATGATTTGATAGTTTATCAGCATTTGATGTAGATAAAAGATTATCCATACTTGTCCATATTAAAAAGAACATAATTGTACATACAATACAAAAAATAACCCATACTTTGAATAGGTGAAGATTTTCAAAAAAGTGATCAAAATAATTGTTTATCTTTTTCATAAATCAAAGATATGCTATGTTTTTATAAAAAACGAATATTTCTTTTAGTAATAGATAACTTTCTTATTCCCAAACAGGTGTGTCACGAACATTATTTGGTAATGAATCAGGGATTTTGCTATGGTCAAGTATTACCAATGAGTCAATATTTTTTTTATAATATTGATCCGCATCTTTATGTGTATTGCATGATGTAAAAATCACAGTCCAAATGAATATTAACATAATAAGGAGGACTAAAGCTAATGTATTTTGTTTCATATATTTTATTTTTGATTATAATACTAATAAATCTACGCTGAATATTCTATCTTCATCAGTACCGATTGTTTTTATCTGAACCTTTTCCAGTTGAAAATCGTTCACAACACATACTTGATTGAAATCATTTAAGATTGCTTCTATTTGCAATTCTACAGCTATTTTAGCTTGTTGAAATTCTTTAACTGTCATAGCACAAAATTAATATAAATAAAATTACTAAACAAATATTTATTAATTTAATATTTGATGCGTAAGTTTATTCCAATCTTTAGATTTGATAAGTGTTTCATGAAAAGCGTATCTTATTTTCATGTTATTAACTTTACCAGTATCTTTAAGTTTATTATAATCGATTTTAAGCAATTTGCAGACCTTTCTGAGGCCTCTGGTTGCTTGTGGGTAACTTATGTTACGAAAATCTTTCCATGACTTGTAATGGCTTTCTAATTTGATTCCCTTTGCCGTTAAGTCAAAGCAGTATTTGTAAATAGCCATGGCTAAATCGATGTTTGTTTCCAACTCATCAGCATTTTTGGGCATACCAAAGAAACGAAACTCAATTGTACCGAATTCTGGTCTTACAGTTATTGCCCATTTCTTTATATCAATACTAAGATTGGCGCTACGCATCAAACCATCTTTTTTTATTTGAACAATATCTTTATTCAATGAATTATTGATAATGTTATTGATGGCATTTAAATTATCGTTTGGATCATTAAATGTCCATGGAATCCATGGATTATTGATTATAAAGGTATTGAGATTATGAACAAATAATGAAAATGGAGCAAAAAATACTGAAGAGGTTGGTTCCGAACCCATGCCCAATTTATTTAATGTTTCATCGGTGTGATTAAATATCTTTTTAAGCCACAAATTCAATTCTACACCATATCCTAACTTAGTGAATATACCAGTATAGTCTATATGAATATGTCCGCCCCCTTCAAAATTATTATTAAATGAACGACTTGATTCTATATAACCATATTCATCCATTAATTTTGATAACTTGGTGAATTGATCAAGCAATAATTTTTTATTCACAACCTTAACAGTTGGAATTTCAATATTATATGGGTCAACATCAATCTCTCTGAATTGGTCAAGCTTAGCAAATTTGGTCATGAACTTTTTATTCTTAGTAAGTTCAGTTTTGTCTAAGTAAGATCCGTTGTCATCAATATTTTTTTGACGTTCCTTATTCTTTAATCTCCAGGTTGATTCAAAACCAAACCTAATATTTTTTGGATATTCAATTAACATAAAATCGTTTTGTCGTACAAAGATACAACAAAACGAATTAGCAACAAAATAAAATTTGGGATATTTTATTTTTTGATGTTTTTATTTTTTTCAGTGTTTAGGGCTATCTTATCAAGATTATCGATAATCCATCTTAACATCTCAAGCTGGTTATCGCCATCCATATAAATTTTATATGCGGCTGGGAACCTTATCTTAAAGTTCTCAATTGTTTTCTGCGTTTGATCCATATAATGTTAATGTGTTATTAGTACCATTAGTATAATAATAAAAGTTATATATATCATTATGAATTGATATAGGTTTTTTATCGCATTTGGCTTTATTCTTAATTGGGTTGATGATTCTGTAAATAAAATCAAGCTTCTGAGTTTTATCCGAAGCCTTTTTCATTGCTGTCTCATAAAATTCACTGCCAACATTTGTTCCTAACCATTGCAACATACTCATTGCGACCTTTATCTCATTGTTGGTCAAATAACCCCTGGGATGATTAATGATTTTATTGAGTGTGTGTTTCGATTTAAATTGATTATTAAATTCATCAACCAAATAATGTTCTGGTATATGCCATATTTGACCATATTCATCCTTCATTTCAAGTCTATTGGTATTGAAACCAACAAATTTCCATTTTTTCTGATTCATATACTAAAAATTAAAATCAAAACAATCGTTTATACTATCAGCATCACCTGGCATTAATCCCCACTCATCATCATCACGATCACCACCAGGATGATGTTTACATAAAACGGTTTCATCAAGATGGGATTTGAATTGCTTTGCCCATTTATTGAAAGCAAAATCTGGAACATGCATAATCTTGCCGCCACCAATATAAGTTAATGATGCATATGTTTTTTCATCATGTGTCATTTCTTCTGGCACATCAATATTTTCCAATTCTTCACCATCATTCTTTAACATACGATAATGTTCTCTTGTGATATCATTGGACATCTTCTTGAGGTCTTTGGATAAATTAAAACCTTTGTCATGGAGCCAATAGATATATGATCTATCTTCATGAAGTGTTTCAGCCATTGTTTTATCCTTATGTTTACCAAACCATAATTTGGTTTCTGGTTCAAGACGAACCCTGAAATTAAGCAGAAATTCTTCATCCCTATCTTTTGGAATGAAGACTTCACCACTATCGATATCCAAATACTTGTTATCTTTGTATATTAAATGTCCCATATTATTTAACTAAGACTTCTGTGTCAACAACATACATTTTCCAATCAGGTTTATTCTCCTTATAATACTTCTCAATCTTGGTCATGGCTTCTTGTCCACTTTCCGCTTCGACTGGGTGTATTTTTATTCTTTCCTGGCCATATAAATGACCGTGAAGTGTTGGATGAATAAACTTTTTCTTGGCCATTACTTGAACAATATATAATTCTGGCATTACTTATATAATTTATGCGGTCTACCTTGTACCTTTTTTTTATGATTTATGAGAAACTCAGTGTAGGACATATCCATATGTTTCTTTAATTTACGGATAATAGTTAGAACATTTTTGATCTCTGTTTGGTTTTTATTTCTATTAACCATAAGTTCACTCAAATATTCATTTTCGCTTTTCATCTTTGACTTGATATAATTCTTATATGAATTGAATGACTTTTGAGGGTTATTCATATTAATATGAGATTTATATGTAACAGGATTATTATACTCTGGTTTAAATCGCATGATCATTGCGGTTTCAATTGCTCTGGATAAATCAGAATTACCGATTATTGCATATTCACATTTATTCCAATGTTTCTTGTTGTTTGGATTATATGAAGAATGTGTTCTAATTCTTTTTTTAAGATTCTCACTGAAACCAATATAAACGATTTTATTGTTTCTCATGAGCCAATACACACCACAGTTTTGTGGGTTCGTTTTCCATAATATATGCTGGATATCAATACGCCTGTATTGTTCGAATTTAATCCTTTTGGAGCCAACATGCTCTTTTGTTAATTTTTTTATCATTATTTTAATAAGTTTTTGACTCCTTCAACAATTTGATTGAAATGTTGCAAATGATCATGGTTCATATACCAAATGAGCATGATGATTGATAATGCCCATAAGACATTACCTGGGGTTACATATTTTTTCATTAATCAAAAAATTTTTTAAGGTAACTAAAAAAACCCCATATGAATACGCATGTAACAGCTGCAACACAAATAACAACTGTACAAGCCACAGCTGGGTGTAAATGGCTCAATGATTCTATTTCGTTCATATTAATATTTTTTTGACAAGTTTTCAATATCATTTATATCATCATTGCTTAATTGGTAGTAAGCTCTTGATAACCTCATTAGTGCCTGATTGAAATAGGAATACCCTGGGGTATCATTACCATTTACTCTACTGAAAAAATGAATTGTATTATCATTTTCAGATTTATATTGTCTTAATACATCCATGATATCTTCATCATTCATATTATCAATTAAGACTTTAAGAAGTTCTTCTTTATCGCTACGGCTACAATTATATACAATATCATCCGCATCAATATCAACATCTATACTTATACTCATATTATTTATTTTTTAGTGCGTTTTCAAATTCTGATGTTAAAAATTCCAAATCAAAGGATGGGTTATATATAACAATAATTTCATATTTTTCGTAAATCCAGTCACATGCCAAACTCCACTCTGGAGCGGATATTCTTGTAGGCATGGTGTTGTGGTTTTTACCATATGGTTCAGCCAAAACAAATGTTGGTATATTGGAATGTTTTGTTTCATCTTCTATACTGACCTTGTAATGATATCTACATTGTTTATCAAAACCTTTATTTTTTAATAAAAGTGCGAGATTATATGGTACCCATATTTGTTTTTCGTTATTCTTCTTCGTTTTCATTAATTTTATCTTTAAATTTATCACATAATTCTTCAAGAGTATCTGCTAATTTCTCTTGTTCTTCTTCGCTTAGCGAATGAAAGATATCTACTAAAGTGTCACAATAATATTGTACAACAACATAATTTATATTTAAAGGCATAATCTATTTTTCAATTTTTGTGTAACCAGAATTAATAATTACGATTTCATCAGCAAGATAAACATATGGTTTACTTTTTGTTTTATGTTTAAGCCCTTTTGCGGTACATGTAACAATAACACGATCAGTTCTTTTAAACCTTTCTAAGTAATCTAAAGCATTATCATAACCATCAATAACATGTAAACCAGATGTATATTTAGTACCTTTACCATCCATTACATTTTCCTTTATTTCGGCTTTAATAGTTTTTCCTATAGGTAATACCCTGGTGCCACCAATACCATGAAATAATGTAAGGAATTGACCTTTATCGTTAATTTCAACTATCTTGTAGTATATTTTTTTAGACATTATTTATGTTTTTTACAAAATGAACATTGGGGATAATGAAAATATTGTTTGTCTTTACTGTAGTTAGATGTCATGGGTACGGCATAATATTCACAACTATCTGAACCTTTATAGATGGTATATTCTTTAGAATTTACAGTGAAGGTTTTTTCTGTATCATTCGATTTAAAAAAATAGCCATCACATGATGATAGAAATAATAATGCTATTAATAATTTTTTCATAATACTACAATAGTAATAAACAAATTTGAGGAAAGCAAATTTAACTTTCTTGTTCGAAATTATACTGTTTAAATGTGCTAACCATTACTTTTTGTAAAAGATTATTTACGTCAATGTGAATAAGATTCCACAAAATCATATCTATACAACCAGAAACATCCTTTGTTTTCTTAACCCTTTTTTTGTTAAATAAACTGTAATATTCATTCAATTCTACTTCAAGTCCAGTTTCTCTGGCTTCTTTTCCATCTACAGCTTCATAGAATTTTTTATGTTGAGGTAACATAGCTTTTAATTCGTTCATGCGTTTATTTTCATCTTCCGTTAACTCATTCACATAATAATGTTTTTTAATGTTCTCAAAAAAATCAGATTGTCTGATACTTTTATGGAATTTATAGAACCATTCATCTTTCTCAGTTTTGGTTACACCACAAAGTTTATCTAAGTTATGAATAAATGTATACCTATCGTATAAATTGTTAATCATATCTTGTAGCTCATCATCGGTTAATAATTTACTAAAAATATGATAGTAACAAGAACCAATATCCTCATTACAGGCTTTAAGTTTTTCAATAAAAATTTCGGCTAATAATTTCTTATTTATATACATAAATATATTTTAGAATAAAGTAGATAAAATAAATATTAATGTAAATAAACTCATCAACTTTATGAAGAATCTATCCATAAGTGGAAGATCAAATTTAGCTAAGAGCATACTTATGCATAGGACAACAACCCAGGCATATGCGAGAATGGGTATTAAATTTCCCATGATTAAAAGAATAAACCGTGAATCATCCATGAGATACCTAATGTAATCCAAGGTAATAATAACCCAAAAACTATATTATTCTTATCATCTTCTTTATTTGAAGAATAATTAGACCTTATTAAAGCATTCACAAATAAGCTAATACCTACAAACTGAAGTATTGTGAAATGTGGTAATGTAGGCATTGCTGGTAAAATAAACCAATAATACATGACATTTAATACATATCCCCATGAAAATGCGGAATAGATAATTATAAAAAACAAGGCAATGAGTAGTGCAACAATATATGACATAATATTTGATTTTATAAAGTTAAGAATTATTTTTTGAATCTTTTTAATTTTTCTGTCTGTACAGCAAGACACTCATCAAATGTACCATATATACTATCTTCTGTTCTCTGTACACTATAATATTCTGGCATACCATTAACATAGGTATCAGTATCTTTACGACTTACAGATAAATTATAAGTTACCTTGATACCACTGATAGCCATGACAACATTATCAATAGAACTAATTTTTGGTGATACGATTCTTGCTTTCGCATCTGAACCGACAATTGTGTAAACCTCATCACCTGGGTCATATTTTGTTTGGAATATCATATTCTAATTATTTAATAGTACAAAGATAAAACATGATAATGATATAACCAAATTTATTTTGTTTTCTTTTTATAATATCGTTTTACGTCATTAAAATTCTTATGACATGAAAGATGTATTACTATTGGATATTTACCTTTATCAACAATATCATGGTAAAGCTCAAAATTCTTTTCATCAAAAGCTTTGCGCCAATCCATGAACTCACCAGTTTCAGGGTCAAAATAACTTTGGGTATATTTATTACCACCCATAAAGAAATGATCCCATGAAGAAGAACCAATTATATGAAAATTTTCATTATACCAAGAATCTGGTTGATTACCAATAAATCTCATATAATCATAATAATCAATAATGATATTTCCTGAGTCGAAAAACTTTCTTTTTTCTTTACCTTTTTCTTGATAACTTAGTTCTATCGATTCGTATGTGCTTTGTTTTGATTCTTTGTAGTTTATTCTGCTAAATGCCATAATTATAATGATAAGACTAAAATGAATAATAACCAACCCCAACCTTCTTTATTGTTGAAGGCCAAAAATATTACACCAAAAACCATTATTATTTGGAGTAATCTAAGTAGAATGTTTTCTGTTTTCATAGTTATAAAATTTTAACTTCTCGTTCTTCTTTATTTACCTCAATAACAATTGGTTTGTTAACAAAATTATGACCATCATCAAGTATGCAAGCATTTACATACGTTGTGTTTTCATCATAATCAACATTGCGACCAGGGTGAATGTGACCACACATATGAACCAATGGTTTGATTTCTTTAACCCTATATCTCAATTGTTCACAACCAAGATATTCGTTTTGATCAGGTAAATAATCCAACTTATAAGATACTGGTGTATGAGTCATTATGATATCAGTATCAAGTGGTATTTGTTTCCATACCTCATCAATTTCATCACCTCTGTACTTATTAAAACCCCAGCGATCACCATGAAACCACGGAGATACTGGAGAACCCCATATCTTTAATCCATTGATTGTTATATCACTGTTTTCAAGATAATGGATATTACCTGGCAAATTGTTTATCATTTGTTTTAACCAATATGGCTTAATCTTGGGCAATTCACCATTAACATCATCAATTTGGTAATCACCGAACTTTGGGTCAAATGTTTTATCATGGTTGCCGCATATGAAGACAATACCATATGTATATCTATCAACAATGCTTTCAAACCATTTAAATATGTCCTCAACTTCTCCCTTTTTACCAAGGTTGGTTAAATCACCACAATGACATAACAAATCACCATGTGGCAATAAATCTCCATATGCTTTGCTTGTAAGGTATTTATGTTTATTGTGTGTATCTGTTATGCAAACAATTTTCATTTTATTTAAGTTTATATAATGTTCCTATTCTTCCTTTATTTTTGAGGAAAATTTCACCTAAGAAATAATCACCCTTATCTGTCCAAACCAAATATCCACGTGATTCCAAAAATGCTATTTCATCTTTGAATTTTAGCATTGGTTTATATGGAAGTATTTCCCCATAAAATCTATTATTGATAATATTAACAATATTAAGTGGCTTGTTGTTCAAACAAATCATATTGTACCAGTAAATGTTCGATAAATGCTGATGATCTAACTCATCATATTTTAATACCTTGCCATCAAATGTTTTCCATGTATTTTCATGTAATTCATCTTTAGCTGTTTTAGATATATATTCGGTAAAATACTTTTTCAAATCATTTGTGTTAGTTTTACCCAAAATTTTATTAAGCGCTTCTTTAGATAAAGGTAATTTGATAGCTTTATTTGTTGACTCAAGAATCGGTTTGAGATCATCATTATGTACTGATAGACCATCAAATTTTCGGATATGGAAATTCTTATCAATACACCAGTCCCCAATTTTTGGCTTGTCATTAATTACCACATGAAGATCAATGGGGGTATTATTAAACCATTGGGTCGATCTCAAAACATCTTGAGGGGTATCTGGAATATTATACACATTACCTTTGTTTTTGTGCATCATACCAGCAAGTTCATGTAGTGTGAACTCCGTCACATCAATAGGAACCTCAATAATTTCTATTTTCAATTTTGTATCAGGAATTTCATCCTTAACAGAATCAGATGAAATATTAAGCGGATTGCTTTTAAGAAGTTTTATCTTCACACCTATGAAACTTGGCCAAGCACTTCCACGTGGTAAACGTTTATGGTCTTTAGATGTGTATATTTTACATCCTTTGGTATAACTTAAAGCATCAGCTTCAGTTTCAACATAACCAAGAGAAACATATTCTGGTTTGAATATTAAATGGTCATCTTTAATAATTTGAAGTTCTTTAATAAGATACATAAAATTTCTATTTTTTTTTAAAGGTAATAATTATTTTTGACAAAATCAAATTTTATTTCCATTTAACATGTTGAATTTTGTTAACATGGATTTAAAATTCTTTTTATTTGGTTCAAATGCAAATGGATCAGATGTTCCAAACGATATTCTAAACCACTCACTATCTTGGACACCAAATGATTTAAATGGAACCATAGCAAAATTACACTCATTAATCAAAAATGTCATAAAATCATCAATGTTAGTGAAATATTTCTTGTATGGCATCATAATAGTTAGGTAAATACCGCCACCAGGTTGGATATAATCAAACTTACCAATGTTATCTTCATCATTGAGTATATTTATGAACTCTTGTTGCATCATGCTGAATTGTTTTACCTTTTCATCGCAGAATAAAACGTAATCATCATCATCCAGATCGATATCCTTGAGATATCTTGCAACGGCAAGTTGTTCAGGCTTTGGTGCCCAAGCGCCAATATGCGAATATATCTGTGTGGCTTTATCGATGATATAATATGGTGCCATTATCCAACCAACCCTAACACCAGTAGCACAAAGTGATTTAGATATACCATCAGCACATATTAAATATTCTTTGATATTTTCATTAATTAATAATGGGTGTTCAGGTGTTGAGTGTGATAGATCATTATATATTTGGTCAAAGAATATATAAACAGGTTTATAGTTTGTTTCTTCCTTTTTTCTTTTTTCATTTTCAGCTAATACCAAATCGATAATATCTTTTAATTGTTCTTTGGTATATGTTGCACCAGTTGGGTTTTGTGGCGAACATAAACAGATAAGATGAACAATAGAGATAAATTTTTTAATGTCTTTGGCCAAAAGCAAAAAGTTATTTTCTGGCTTTGTAGAAATTTCTATGCTATCAACATCATGTAAAAACGAATAATGGTTATTGTTCCATGACGGTACGGCATATATAACAAGGTCAGAGGGACTGAGTATTGTTTTAAATATGGTATAAATTAATGGTCTAACACCACCGCCAATTAGAAATTCATTGGCACCATACTTATAACCATGATATGATGAATAAAAATCAGATAGAGATTCCCTAAGAGATTGTATACCCTGTGATGGTGGATAATTGGTATCATCATTCTCATAATGATCAATTATCATATTTTTCAATGTAGATGGAATTGGATGATATGTTGGGTCAAAGTCACCGATGGTGTAATTGAAAATATCTTTACTGTTTGGGTTATCTTTGATCTTCTGATTCAAAGCGATTATTTCTGAGCCGATTATTTCTTCAGCAAAATGTGATAATTTGTTCATATTATATTTTTAATCTTCTTTATTATTTTCATAAATCTCATTCGTATCATACCAATCTTCAATGATAAATTCCAAAGTTAAATCAGTTATTTTACCATCCCTTTTATTACCAATTACTTTGATTCCACCAGAATGAACTGTGCTTTGAGCATCACTATCATTATTCATCTCCAAATCTTTAACGGTATTAAATAAATGTCTTGTAGCTAATTTTTTTAATTCTGATATATTGGGAACCCCATCCTCTGCCCAATGCCAGTGCCAATCAAGAAAAATCATGACTTTGTTAACCTTTTCAAAATCAAAGTTATCGATAATGTTATTTATCATAACATAAGGTTTCTTAAGTTCTATAATTTTTATTTCCATAATCTAATATTCTTTAACAACCAAGACCTGGTATTCTTTTATCATCATGATGTAATTCCAAATTGATTTTTTTCATCAACTTAGGTTTAACGGTTTTATAGTGTTTATTATAAAACTTTTTGAACTCTGTCATGTCAACTTCAGGGAAACCATCCAGATTTTTTTCTGTTGATAAATAAGCTTGCATCTCATCATACATTACTTCTTCTGTATAATGGTATTGAACCAAAGATTTTTTGAATTTCTTGATTTTACTTGGAGTTAAAATGGTATTAATGAGGTTATCCATAGTTTCCTTATACTCTGGAATAAGATGATAAAATCCATGAGCAATTTCATGCTTCAATACATCAGATTTCATCTTTTGTGTGCCGATAAGATAAAAAGGGTATTCGCCACCAATATCGGCTATAATGGTGTTATATATACGTTTCATTAAATAATCGTAGACATTTAATGAACCATAATATTTAAAATCAAGTAATATATCTGTTAAAACATGAGATGGTACATTGAAACCAGCAAAGTCCAATGTATAAGAAAATGAATTATCAGAACCAAGAACGTATCTACGTTGTTTGCTTGTTGCATACCAACGCTTATATAACTCAAGGTCATAAGCTTTATTTCTTACCTCTGGATTAGGAGATTCGTAGTACTCCTGATACCTAACAAATAACATAGATAGGTCATACATGGATGGCATTTCCACACAATACAATCTATCAGCAATCTTGTGTAAGTTAAACTTTGGATTAAATTCGAGAGAGTTCTTATTTGCTTTCATGTTACAAAAGTAATAAATTATAACAAGATGCCAAAATTTAATTGAACTATTTTGATATATTTTTTATTATAATACCGAATCGTATAACCATGATTGGTCAACCGATATATTGGTATCATAAATACATTCCTCGATCTCAATTTTATCATATTTGATATTATAATATTTGAGATATCTTGAAATCAACATCATATTTATAAAAAACATAAAATAAAAATAATCCTCACTTTTACGATTTCTGTAAGTTATCATTTGATAATAATGAGTGTCATCTTTTTTAAACACGTTTTTACTTAAATGATACGATAGGCTTTTGATATCATTTTTATGGAAATCTAAATCAAAACCAATGGGTAATTTTAACCTAAAATGAGTTTCATAATATAAATGGTCTGGATGTTTTTTTCTTGTCATGCAGGGCTCTATCTCAACCTTTTGGCGGAGAATAGTGTAACCGATTTCCTGTAACTTGCAAACAATACTATCCAATTTAGGTTTATAATCATCTCCAGAATGTTTGGATGAGGTCATAACCTGGTTTTCAAAGTTATTGTTGTTCTCAGTTTCAATGACAATAGCTTTAAGGCCAATTGATTCACAATCGGATTTAAATTTATCAATATCAGTTGTATTGACCGTTATATGAATCTCATAGTTCATTTCCTAAAACGATTTTTTATGGCTTGAGTGGCAAAATATGCCAGCAACAATATAATAAGTATATCAAAAATTGTCCACATCAATGAGAATAAAAAACCAATGATGTGTGGTATAACCATTAATAATATAATGGCACATATCATAAATAATGCAAAATATCTCATATAATTAAGATTTAAAAGTTAACCAATCACCATCACGCTGATCGCTATTCCAAACAACATCTTTCCACCCAGCTTTTTTGTATCTCTCAACAATTATTTTGTGATGCTCCAAAGTATAACCAGATGGTATAGAATCTATTGCTAAAATACCACCTAAACTTAATTTTTGAGATGATAATATTACATCAAATTTCTTTTCGTAAAAATCCACTTCTTTAAGAAAAGCTTCATTTAAACTATTTGGTGAAATTGCCATGATATTTATTTTTTATTATACAAATTTACTTCTTTTTTTTATTTTTTCCAAGTTTTTCTTCTTGTTTTTTTCTTTCAACTTCTTCTTCGTGAATGAAATTGCTTAATGGGTTATCATAAGCAGTTAAACATATCATCAATTGTGTTATAGCTCCATTACAACTATAAAAAGCTGCCCAATAACCCTCCTCACTTATTTCCCTGGGATTGGCATTACGCATTGCATTAATTTCATTGAGACGTTTTTGTTGTTTTCTTATTTGATGCAAAAGTTGTCCCTCAATTAAGAAAGCTTTAGAATCTTTAGTGTTAGTAGTCATAATTCAAATCAATTATAGTTTTACTTAGTTTATTTAAAGCAATCTTTTGATATTTTTTATTGAAACCAGATACATTCCTTGGGCTTGGTAATACATGAACAAAATGATTCCTTTGTGTATATAACATATCAGAATCATCATCAATTATAATATAATTTTCAATATTAGATTTTTCCATATATTTTAATTGTTCTTCCTTTGACCAATTAATATGGTGAAAATGTAGATGTTTTTCCAGGAATGCTTCAATTTCACACCCTCTTGGTATTGTGCTATTATAGCCAATATGGTAGGTCTTTCTACCATCAATCCATAAATGTGGTGTTGTACCAATAACTTCCCCAACAAAACCCCTATTTTTCCACATATGTTTTATACAATTCAAATTAGCATCATAGGATTCTGTTATAAAGCTGGTAAAACGTTTTGAACTGGATATAACAATCTTAGCATCAGTCTTGCTTATAAGTTCATTAAGCAATTCAGTTGATTTAGGACAAAACATTTCACCCCATTCATCATTCAAATCAAATCTGGCCTGTATTCTTTTGCTTTTGCTTACCTTATGATAAAAAGCTTGATGATTTAATACGCCATCGATATCCAAAAAAATCACTTTCATATTTACAAATATAAGAAATGTTTTTCAAATAACCAAAAAAAATAAGCACTAAGAATAGTGCTGACATTTCTTTTAATAAAGACTAATTTTTTATTACCATATAAATAATGGTGCAAACCAAACTGGAGATACATAGTAAGGATCATAGTATGATTCATAGTAAACCACCTCTTCCTCTATAACCTCGATGGTTTCAGTTTCTTCAACAGGATTATCATTGTTGATTAAATCTTGCTTACGCAATTCTGCTTCTTGCTTGATAAGTTCAATCATAAGTTTTGAACCCTGTTCAACAATATCTTTGATTACATCTTCACCACCAAGTTGTTCAATTGAAATTGCTGTCTTAACAATATCATCAATTTCCATCCAGATATCATCCGATAATAAATCAATTTGCCAGCCTGTTTTGGTAGTGTCAAAACGATTTTCATTTATGAAACTCATGAAAACAATCTCGAATGAGTTCATTTTTTTGAACCTTGAAACGGCTATGCGAACATCATCAAAACGTTCATCAACCTTATATGCATCAAACTCAGCATCTGTGTTGAAATCAAAGTATTTTGCAAAAGCAAACTCACCTTTTTCCAAGTCAACAAATGAGAATATATCATATATCTTGAGATATTCCTGATAACGAACCATGAATGTGTCAAACACTTTTTTACCCAGTTCAGTTATGGTGTATTGGTCACCAGTGATCTTAACATAACCTTTGGATAATAAATCAATGAACAATGGCTCAAGAATATGATCATCTTCATTCATAATCGTTTTAAATTTGCGATTATTGTTAAGTATTTCATTTAACAATATAATCGCCTGAAAGGTTTTAGCTTCGTTAGTACTCATGATTAATTAGCTTTTACTGTTGTGTATTAATTAGCTTTTACTGATCCGTTTCTTTTATTTTTTAATGCCGCAAGAGCATCAGAACCAGAACTTGAACCAAGAACTTTATCGATTTCTTGTGCAGAACTCATTGTAGAGTCGCTAACTTCCGCATATGCTTCAGATGTAAGTGCTGTTTGAGATACCTTTTCTTGCATACGTTTCATTGTCTGCATTAAACCATCGGTATCAACACTTGACATTGTTTTGTTGATGGTAAGAGAAGCATCGGCGATTTGCTTTTCAGATTTAAGCATCTTAACATCAGTTTCGGTCTTGGTAATGGTATTACGTAATTCCTTGATAGTGGCATCAAGTTTAGCCAATTTAGCTTCCTGAGTTGTGGCATTTTTGGCATAAGTTTCAGCCTGTGTTAATGCGTTTTGGTGTTCAGTTGCGGCTGTTTCTGCCAATTTGGTTAAATTCTCAACATCAGCACCAGGTTGTTCCATTTTATCAAGCAATGCATTTGCTTTGGTTTCCCATTCATCAGCCTTTGCTCTGAATTTTGCTTCATCAGCACGAAGACCAAGAACCATAGCTTTGATTTGTGCTTCACCTTCGATACCTTGTTGCAACTTTGTGCGTAATTCACGAAGGATCTGGTCTGCCATCTCAACTGGGTTTTCCAGTGTATCGGCAATAGTGTTGGCTTTAGCCTTAAAAATTAGAGCAAGACGTTTTCTGAAACTTACTCCGAGTATTGCAAGCATACCACCTACAATAATTAATGCAATCATAAAATTTGACATAGTTTTTATTTTTTTTTACAAATGTACGTATTATTTCAGTATAAACAAAGTTTTATTCAATTATTTTTTAAAATCGTAAATAACATCAATAAAATCATCCAAATCCAAACGTAACTTACATCAGTAGTTTTTAATCAATAGGGGGACTTCGAAATCCCTTGAACAGGTACTCCTATTGAAGTTTGTAGTCAGGGATGGATTCGAACCATCATAACTCAGTAAAAACTGCTGCGTTGTATAATGTTGTTGGTAAGTTATTCTTGCAGTAACCCAACATACATGCGTCTACCAATTCCGCCACCTGACTATTTCACTTTTTTAAAGAGAAGTGTAACTCTGGGTCGTAAGTGCCACCACCAGTTTTAAAGATTAAACTGGAACTATTATAACTCACCGAGGGGTTCCCAATTCTCCACCCTATACTTTTCAGTCCAATACTCCCTATATGTATTGTTAAGGATTCACTGACTACTGAACGTGCAATTTATTGATCGTATCTTCTACACTATGTGAGTTAATATCTTTAAACTATTCGCCAAAAAAGAAACTTCAATTGCGCCTGATAAAACTTTTTTGACTTGGTACTTACTCTATTATAGGCTCCCCAGTCCTGTCTAATAATTTGCTGATACTTCATTTCCGATTACTCTGTTTAGAAAGTGGAACCGTTAAGGTAGCCATCGCAACTCGGACAATTACTCAACATGTTTTTTATAATAATTTATTTTGCTGAGATATTTAACATAGTACCACCAGAACCTGTCATAACATTAGGTAGTTTACCATCCCAGGTGCTTGCTTTGATATACTCAACATATGTTGGTGTTACAACTTGTTGTTTCAAACGAATAGCAGCGGCTTCACCTGCGGCTGTAATTACCTTGGAAGCTGAATCACCACGAGCATCAGCAATCTTTTTATTTGCTTCAGCTACAGACATTTGCAATTGCATAACCGATGTTTCAGCATCTTGTTTAGCTTTAACCTTTGCATTGATTGATGCCGCTAAGTTTGCATCTGTTGGGCGAGGTTGTGATGTAATATTGAAACCATCCACAATGAAACCATCGTTTGCAAGTTTTTTGCTAATGTTGTTGGCTACATCATGTTCATAGGCTGGTAAATTAGTAAGTATGCTATCAACTGTTATATGACCTGATACATCTTGCATACAACCACGAACAATGTTCTTAATATACTGATTTGTAATTGATTCAAGATCATCATTTCTCCATTTAAGATAAATGTGAGATGCTTTAGTTGCATCAACATGATAGTTTAAACCAACATCAACCCTGAAACCAGCACCACCTTGACAAGCAATTGTAATAGCTTGAAGACCTTCTTGACCTTCATTTTTTGCATCAGTCCATACCTCATGTTGCATGGTTGTTGGTATAGTTATAATTTGGCTTTGGCCAGGGAAAAAGAACTGCCAACCAGTTAATAATGGCAAACTATCCAAACCACGATAGTTACCTGAATTGCTAATCTTAAAACCAGCCTCTGTTGGGCTAATTCTTGTACAAGATTCCATTGAAATACTTGTGCTCAATATAAGGAGTAGAGCTACTCCGTAAGTTAACTTTTTCATTATTTATTTTTACGCTTTAGATATTTGTGATAAACATATTCAATTGGTAAACCAAAAGAAATGATTAATAAAATGTGACCAATTATAAAGGCAGGTGTGGAAGCCATATTCATCAATATGAATGATAAATCTGTGAACCCAAGTATTACAAATACTATTAAGGCTATCAACGCTATTTTAAGCGTTTTTGATTGTTTAATGCTTTTGAAGTTTAACATTTTAATGTTTTTTGTGGTAACAACCAAGTTCATTTCTGTGAACATTTTTTAAATGTTTTTTTGTGGATGAACATGATATAATCATACAAAAAGAAATTGCAAATACAATAATTTTTTTCATATATTTTTATTTTTAACGTCTACGGCCACCGCCAAATGAAGAACGCCCACCTCCGAATGAAGACCTGCCACCACCAAAGGATGACCTGCTCGATGAAAATCCTGAAGAAGACCTTCCGAAACCACCACTACGAACAGGGGCTGATGTATTACGCACACTGAATGAACGTTGTGAGGTTGTTGGTGAACTTATTGATTGACGAGGGGTATAAGATGAAGCTGGACGATATCCGCTACCGCTACGATAGTTAGATGTCCTATAGGTATTGTGGTAAACATTAGTTGTGCGATATGTTTGTCTGTAATATGGTCGAGAATAACCATAACCATAATAAGAACGATATGGATGGTAATAGCGAGGATAGTAACCCCAGTGGTACATTGGTACATAGTATGGGTGCGGATATAAGAAATAAGACATGAATAACCAATCACCTACAGTGTAGTGAGAAGTGTACATATATGTATTTCCGCAATATGCTTGATTACCAGCAATTTGCATTGTTTGTTGTTGGGGATTAACAGTTAGGGTTGCAACTGTTACAGAATTGGTTGCACTTGTTTCGTCAACAACGGTGAGTGTATGATTGGCTGATTCGACAACTTTAAGATAGTCGATGTTACCATCATTGTTAAGATCAAGATTATTGATCTTGTTGTTTGATTGGTTGATTGCTTGTTCTATTGTTTGCGGATCCTTTGTATTCTTCAACAAATTGGCAAATTCATTTACATCGAAACCTGGCACATTTGCGGTTTGGACATCAATGTTACTTGGTTGGGACTGATTAATAGTGACATTGTTAGTTTGTGCGCTAACTTGTGGTTCACCACATGAATGTAGTCCGAGTGACAATCCTAAAAAGGATGCAATAAAGATTATTTTTTTCATTAGATTTAAATTTAGAATACAAATATAGAAACTCTTTTTTTAAAAACCAAATTTATTTTTAAATAAATAAATTTGTTGTCGTAATCTCAAAAAATTTGAACTTAAAATCATGATGTTTTAGGATGAAAGATGCATTATCAAGTTTGATAATTTCAGCATCAGACAATTTTACTGTCAAATGATAATCATCTTCCATTGAGTCAGGTAAATAATTAGTATCTTCCCTACTTATGATTAATGCTTTATCACTTGGGGTCATTAGGATGTCCCTACATTTATAATCTTTACCACCAGATTCTTCATAAACCAAGTATTTCTTTGGCTCCGACCTTAGATTCAAATATTTACCAACTGTTAGCGCATCTTCATTGAATAGGTTCATTTCCTTAATCAAGTTAACCAATAGGTCAAATGTACACATGTTAATCATTTTGAAAAACACATGTATGCTTTCGGTATGGTCTTTATTAATCAACATGTCGTTGATAACCTCAGTGATTGTATCGGTATCGAGGTCATTGAAATCCTTACGGTATTTTATTCTATTAAGACGGTTGACAAAATAATCACCAAGATTATATGTATTAACTGTTAATAGAAATATTAATTTTGTTTGATATGTACCATCCATTAACGCCAATAAATCCCTGGAACTATTTCTGCTTTCATAATGGTCATGATTATATATCTTCTCAAATTCATCGATGAATATAATACATTCACCAATTTTTGGGTTAACCAAAAAGCTTATAAAATCCGAACCTTCATAAGGTGTGTTGATAAGAATAACTGGTTTATTCATCTCAATACAGAACTTCTGAGCAGTTATGGTTTTACCACCACCCTTTATACCTGAAAGAATAATACCCATATTCTTATCGGAGTTTACCTCATAAGACTTTTTAAAACGATTTATGATATCAGTATTGGTACCATATATTTTTGAGGGTAAAATAAAATCGGATTGCCTGGTTAAATAATATTCATTATTCCTTGGCTCATAATCCAAAGTGTAAACACCAACTGGTACTTTATCAAAAGTATCAGTGATATCCATTAATTTAAAAACTTTATTTATTTGTACTACTGACATACTATATTATATTTTTTTTTATTGAAAAGATATGCTCATATCATTATCATCTGATATGATTTGTGCCGAATTTAAAGTTTCGAAATAGCCAACCCAAAATGGTGAGATAATCCAATCATTACCATTATCTGCCTTTAAACATATTGAATAGTGATAATTATCCCAATCTCTTGTTTTTTTGGTATCATAGATTAATTTATCTTCTGGTGACAAACTTTTATAATAATAACCTTTTTTACCATAAAAATCATTATCAACCTTATAGCGTATATAATGTTCTTTAATACGTTTGAGATTAGCTTTAGCAATATCGAGATTATCCCACCCCATTTCAAGGATTTCATCTCTATCTTGACTACCAAATGAATCACCTGTAGTATACCAGATTTTTATTTTATGCTTCATATTATATTATTTTAAATTACTAAAAATTGCTTTTATAAACATTCCTGTATTACCTGCAAGATCATAATTATTAAGATCTTTTGGTTTAACCCATTGATATGATAAATGTTCATCTGATATGGTAACCTCAGGTTTTTTATCAAGAACCTTAAAATAAACACTAACGATATTATGTTTTTTTGCTGAGATATAATCACCAGCATACTTTGGTGCTTTTATTGTAATACCAGTTTCCTCAAATGTTTCTCTAATGGCACCATCAATTTCAGTTTCACCACTTTCAATTTTTCCACCAGGCAAACACCAACCTGTAATAGTCCTATCTTTTGGTGGCCTTTCTAATAATAAAATCTCATCATCAACTATGATGCAACAAACTGCCGATCTTTTCATTTATTTTATTTTTTATTATATATTATTTCGAACCATCTATCCATCAAGAATCTTGTGTATATTTGAGGATCGAGACCATAAGAACCTAATGACCAACCATCATTTAATTCAATTAAAGAGGTATATATGAATGGATCATTATCATCCATAATACCTAAGTCTATGGTATATGATATTGGCGCATTTTCATAATCGTTAATCAGCTTAGGTAAATCAGTTAGATAAGGGAATTTTGTACAATCGCCAGTATAATTCTTGATACCAACAATCTGACCCTTATTAATGAAAACACGATATTCAGAACTAAAATTTACAACTTCAGATGTAATTATTTTTGTATCATCAGGATATGAAAAAAGAGTATCATAACTACTTTCTTTCCTTATCACCCCACTTGGGAATAGTTTTAAATCAATCGATTTTATGAATAATGGTACTTTCCTTTCGCTTTTTAATTCACCCAATGTGGTAAATTTTATTTCACGATCACAATACTTTATTAAACATTCAGGTATATGCAAAGGTTTAGGAACCTCAATACCGCATTTATTAAAATACGTTTTGGTATCTTCAATTGAACCAATAAATATTGGTTGTTCTGATGGTTGTTTATTTAAGTTAATGCTGGGTACTTCCATTGGATCATCAACAAATACAACTTCAATACCTCTTTGACAAAATCCAAGATATGCTGAATGTATATAATCATCAGCTATCTGGTCACCAGCTTTATATAGATACGCTTTCATATTACAGTGGTGGTAAATCCATTAATTCACAAACAATATCATCATCGAGTTGCTTTCCATATAATATTTCGATATTGGTGATAATCTCTGCTTTTGTGAAAACAAATTTGTTATCAATAAATTCAAGAACAACCTCCATTGGTTTTTGCCAATCGCCACCACCAAAGAAATGTATTTTATTTTCGGATATTTCAACAAATCCGTAATTTTCTAAATCAAGTTCTTCAAGATGTCCATCTTGTTCTTGTTGTGGAAAACCAGTAAGCGTTTGGATTATGTATAATATATCTTCTGGTTGATAAACGATAAACCCATTATGAGGTGCAACCGCTAATAATCTGTCAACTATTTTCATTTATTCAATTTTTTAAATTCTTCGATTACAAAATTAAGAATTTCTTCTGAATATTCCAACTCTCCAGGTATAGTTTTATGAAATCCGCCATAATTTTTTACCATAACGTCAAATATTTCGTTATCAAGTTGAATAGCTTCATCCAAAGTTTGATTTCTTCCCTTTGGATCATAATGTATGCCCCTTAAAAGGTTAATGTTAAGGTTATTTCTCTTTGAGAATTCCTCATGCACATAATACTTAAATAAGTCAGTAGTATCATCTTTACCATAGATTACGCTATTGATAAGTGGCGAATCACTAACGATAATTTCTACTTGATTTTCCAAACGCCAAATACGATGTTGTTGTTTGGCAAAGATATAATTTTGATTAGCTAAAACATGATGTGATTTTTGCCAAGTCATATCTTTGGCATACTCACCAGTAAAATCTACAGAATATCCAAGATTTTTAATATCAGAGGTTAATCTTAAACCCATTTTACTTTTACCTGCGCCAGGCCCTCCAAAAAAATTGACAATTAATGTCTTCATCGTTTAATATACTTTTTTAATTTTATTCTCGCTTCGCTTAGATGCCATTTAGAGGTATTAACACATATATCTAATCGCTCGGCTATATCTTTATGTGAATACCCATTGAAAAACATCATAAATACAATTAATTCTTTATCTGACAAAACACTGTGAATAGTATTAATCAATGCGTCATAATTTAATTTTGAATCACATTCATTATCTATCTTGGGTTTAAAAGTTATTTCACGCCCATTATCTTCGTCTTCAAGAGAATAATCAGAAAATTGAACTGTGTTATCATAAAATTTACTATTAGATTGTCTGAAATCATATATAGTATTTTTTAAAATGCGTATCATAAAACCTTCAAAAGAACCTTTATAGCTATACAAATGTATTTTCATAAAGATTTTGTTGAAAGCTATATTTATAATTTCATCAGCATAATCATAAAATTCTGATTTTTTTGCAATATATGATACAAATAAGATATTGTATCTATTATACAAAGCTTTTTGAGCTTTTAAATCATTTTTTTTACATAATACTATCAGTTCTTCCAAACTTGTTTCATTCTGAAATGTAATCATGGTATATAGAGTATGGTTGGTGAGTTTTTATTAACATCAATACCAGGAAATTTATCACCAAATAATTTCAGGTTAAATGGATTTGTTATGATATGCGTACCATGCTTAGTAGGTATCTCAGCAATTATCGATCTCCATTTAGAGGAAACACCAGGATTTTTGTTATTCATTTCATTATGTTCTTTATTAATGAAATGAATAATGGCATTATATTTATCACTCATATCAGGAATAACCTCCTTGGTAACAGGATCAATCAAATCAATATCAACAATCCACCTTTTGTTTTCTTCAGAGTGATGCGAACCACAGGCCATGGAATAAGCATTTTTAACCTGAACATATTGTTGATTGATGATATAATCCGTAATAATCTTCATTGTGTATAATGCAATCTTTTCTGTATCTAATCTGTTAAGATTGATATAAGCACGAGCATTCTTATCTTTACAATTATTTATGATACGATCTTGTAATTTCAAAAGATCGTCTGGTTTGTAAAGATAGTAGTTATCAACAACCTTTACACCAGTTTCCATCTCACGATTATCCTTCCTTCTTTTGAGCACTTGTATCAGGTACATGGTGTTAGGTATATTGAAATCTAACAATGAATTTATTATTTCGAAATTATTGATTGACATGTTCTAATTTTGTTGCTAATGCAAAGTTACTTAATTCTTTGATACCAGTAACCTCCATTATGATTAAATCTTTGATTTCTTGTGGAAAAATAATTTCCTGATTGATATCCTCAAGCTCGACTTCAAGTATTGTTAAGTTTGTACCATCAATTTCATCGAACTCAAAATGAAAACCATTTGCAAAATGAACATATCTTTGTTTATAAAGGCCTTTAAAAACTTTATTGCTTAATTCTTCGAATTTTAATTGATCGATATCCTCATGCATTTCAACGTATTCACCAATTCCTTTCTGTATTTTATGCAGATATTCATATGATTCATGGACATTATTTGGCCAATCCGTTAGATCAATTTTTTGTCGAACTCTCTTAACTAAATCACCATCATGTAAATAATATTGACTAATACCATAAATTTTATCCCATTGTACTGGAAATGATGGTAATTTCTTCATAAGAAATCTACGCTCTATCTCTTTAACCTCTTTCATATGTGTTTCTGAATATTTGAATTAATTGTGGACTTATACTGAAACGCTTTTCGTTAATTTCCAAACTTTTATTAAAATCACCATCTTTTGTTCTTTCAATAGCCGCTTTCCAATCACAATACATTTCAACAATATCTTGCAATGTCATATCACTTACTGGGCTATTTAATTCTCGATATTCATCAATATTCCATGATTTAAATGTTAGATCTAAATGTGTGTTTGTTGGATCGTCAGATGTTATACATCTCCAAATACCAGCCGAAGAAGCATTTAAATACCCACGAGAAATTAATTCCTTCTCCATTTTCTCAGTACCAAATGTAATAAAATCTAATTCATTACATTGAACAACATATTTTACATTTGGCGTGGCTAAACCAGTATCATAGGCATGTTGTAAATTTTCTGATGGTGTTAACCATTCCAGGTTTTCAATGTAATTTTCAAGCTTTCTGCCATTTTTATGATTAACTTGATATCTATCATTTGGTGGTGATGGTAGAAAAGCATTAGCAACCAATGAATGTATGAAAAAGTTTTTACCAATATTATTAGTTTGTAATCTAATTCTCGCATAACCTTTTGGTGTTACATGTGCTTTCATTATCATTTCCTTACCAATAAAATCACCTTGTGATTCTCTATGGATTATTGTTGATAATCGCTTAACCCTACCACGTGATGATATTTGATATATACCAACATAACCAGAAATATCCATCCACAATTCATTAAACTCCACAAATTGTGGGTGATGAGAGTTATTAGCATAGTGGTGGTCTAATGCCACTTCTAATTCTTTAAGACTGGCTTTATATTCATCTGAACCATATGTCATATTTGACAGTCTTGGAGTTAACTCATCGAATAATTCCTTTTCTGGTGAATGTAACTTAGATTCATCATGAATATTAGCCCTTACTAATAATTCTTTTGAAAAATTGTTTAAATTTTGTGATACTTTGCGAATATGTTCGAGTGTATCAGCTTTGCTATCGTATGCCATAATTAAAATATAAAATCTTGTAAATCGTAAGCATCTTTTTTGCTTAACATGAAATCAAAACTTTCGGTTAATGTTTTGATTCGTACAGTTCTAACACCAAACATACCATCAAGACTGAAAGAAGTTATACTTGATAATGGTATAACTTTTACAGATTTGGTAAAGCCATATACAATAATAGATATTGCATTTTTTGTTGCTTTAATTGTTTTTGTAGCTGTACATGAATAATACCTTTCGTTAGGGTTTTTGTATGGCTCAAAAACTAATGGTTTAAATAAACCGTTTTCATCAAACATATCTGATGGTAGCATATTAGAAATGTTATTTTAGTATATTGTCAGAATATTCTTTTGGGTGCTGTTTTTCTTTCAGCTTAGCAGCTTTTTCCGCTTTCTTTGATTTTGTTTCCTTACCTTTTTCATCGGCAACAGAAACAGTAGCTGGTTTAGAAATTTCACGGACATTTTTCTTCCATTCTGATTTTGGTGCATAGGTAGCACGGCCAAAGCTAACCTCATTGTCAGCAACTTCATTACTTACACGCTTGTAAGTGTCTTGTACTTTGATACATTTCATATTATTTATCTTTAGGTTACAAAAATAATTAAAAATTTCGATTAAAACAACTTTATGAGTAAAACTTTAAAAAACGAATATATGCGCCAGTACCGTAAAAAAAACAAAGAAGCGCTTAAAGAACAAAAGAAAAAATCAGATAAAAAATATTACGATAAAAACATTGATAAATTGAAAAGCTATACCAAGGAATATCGTGAGAAAAACAAAGAACGCAAACTAAATATAACGAACTTAACAAAGAACATATTAAGGTAAAAGAAGCCCAATATAGATCTGATAATAAACTTAAAATCAGAGCTTATCGTAATGCTTATAATAGTAGCCGAAAAGAAAAAGATCCTCTGTTTAATTTAAAAGCCAATATGAGATGTTCAATTGTCAATGCAATTAAAAAAGGTGGATATAAAAAGAATAGTAAATCTGAAACAATTCTTGGTTGCACATTTGATGTGTTTAAAACACATCTTGAGAATCTATTTGAGCCCTGGATGTCTTGGGACAATTACGGAAACCCAAAAGACAATATCTACACCCCTAATAAAACATGGGATATCGATCATGTAATACCATTAGCCACAGCGCAAAATGAGAACGACATAATAGCTTTAAATCATTACACTAATCTAAAGCCACTATGTAGTTATCAAAATAGGTTTATTAAGAAAGACAAACATGTCGTATTAACTTAACTACCTACAATATTAACAGTTATCCCATGCATACAAGCGTATTTGATGGTTTTACCAAAAATGTCTGTTTCTTCTATGTCAAACGCCTTATGTGATAATACTATAGTTCTCACATCAGTTTTAAGCATCTTTTTGACCATTTCAACAAAATCCGCAGGTATATCATTTTCAAGATCCAGAATAGTTTTCATCTTTATATTTTTTTACAAATTTATTAATAATAATTGATAGAAACAAAATTAGTTATCCACTTTTTAAAGGATTTGGATATTTGGGTATTTATTTTGAGTTGAGGTAATATAGGAAGTCATGTCTTCAACTGTATCAAAATACTTGTTACGAGTATTTCCGTTGGAGAATCGCATAAAAATATGTGGTTTATAATATACATTTTTATCAGATGGGTCAACATAAGAATTATGTGATTTAACAAAATCATCAATCTTATCTGAATCGATTATCATGTCTGGTTCATAACCTAATATTTGACCAGATAAACCATTTTTGTAATATTCATAATGATCTTGTGGCTGAGGTTTTTCACCTCTTAAACGAGCAAAAAATCCAGGTTTAGTTGGTTTAGTAATATGTTCAAAATCTGCATTGTACTCGTCAATTATTGTTCGCATTGTGCAAACTTGATTCAAGTTAAATAGTCTCATAAATTTTATTTATAATCTTTTTCTACATAAGTTACTTTACCATTACTATAGGTTCGTTTATATCTAACCCAATAACCAATAGTATCACCCCAGCTATCTGAAATTTTACCTTGCTCAACAGGCTCATCAACATAAATTTGTTTTGATTCAAACCTGCTTGTGATGCAACATCACGAATATATTCCGTTGTTGTAAAATCCTCAATACTATCTTTAATACAAGCAAAATGCAATGTTTGACCGTGGAAATATTGATGACAACCCTGGAAATAGTTCAATAACTTCTCATGCATGGAGTTGAATTGGTCATTATCAGGAAAAACATCGTTTAACCAATACCATTGGACAACAGCGGCTTCATATAAAGACGTTGGGGTGTCGGCATTGAACTCAAGCATCTTTGGTATTCCATCCTTGCCCATTGCAAAGTCAAAACGGCCATAAAAACTTGGTTCTTCATTGTCCCATGATCGTATAATCATTGGCACCAATTCTGGATTGATGAATAATTTATCAAATAAATTATTATCAATAACGTGTTGAACGGCCTGTAAACATAGATCAAAAACAACATTTGAAGCATTCTCAATGGTGTTTATTTCATCCATTGTGAATTTATAATAAGCATCTTCATTCCAATACTTGTTGTCAAGGGAATGAAATTCAAATGACAGACTTTCCAGTTTATTAATATAATCTGGTCTTGCAGATATTTTTATGCGTTGCATAGTTATGATTTTATACGTATATAAATTTTATTTGGGTGTTTACCGACCCAAACAAATGAATTGACAGGACAAAGAGCGACATGTTTGCCTTTTTTATCGTTAGGAAATTTGCATAGGTAATAACCCCAATCCATTTCCTCATCGTATTTTGACAATACACAATCAGACGGAATTTCTTCAGTGGAAAGTAATAATGTAATTTCATCAGTACTATTGGATAATCGATCAAGCATTTCTGGGGCACCATCGACCATAAGACAGTCGTTAAAATCGCCACCTTGCTCAATATACTCTGGTAGTATAGCAAACCAGAGATCTTGCATCTTTTTAAATTCTATTAATCGCATCATAAATTGTCTGTTTATAAGACAAAGATAAAACAATTAATTCGAACTAACAAATAATTTTTTGAATATTTTTTTCGTGACCAGTTGTTATGGATTCAATTGATTCGAGTGGATCACCATCGTAATCCATAGCGCAAATATATTGCTCACCCTTATATTCCTTCGTCTTCAAGGTAATCAAATCAATGTCAAATCTTTCGCTGTTGTCCAAAAATAATTCGAAAGAATGGAATAAACCTTTAAGATATGTTTCTTTTACATAATGAGAACCTGATTTTAGGTTCATATTTTCAACCTCTTCGGATAATAAATCATTATACCCATAAACATCAACAATCTCACCTTCATCATCTATAACCTCAATTGTTGCAGTTTCAACAAGTGTCCCATATAACTCAAAGATAGGATTATTGTCATCTATTAATTCTGGGTTAGCTTGTATCTTATCCCAATTTTTAACCTGATCCTTTGTTAATTTGCCAGCTGTAAGGTCAACACCAGCTCCTTTTATATTGATAAGAAAAATTCTCATTTAAGTAATGTGATTTTGAAAATAAATATGTATCAATTTTTCAATGTTCTGAAAAATTAATAATTTCTTTCAAGATCACGTTTTATATCTCTCTCTTTAATCGCCTCTTTCTTATTATAATTCTTCTTACCCTTACACATCGCAATAACCATCTTAAATAGGCCATTATCGTTCCTAAATACCTTTAATGGTATAATTGTAAGATTGGCATCTAATTCACGCTTAAACTTCCTTAATTCACTTTTATTCAACAATAACTTCTTATCTCTCTTTGGATCATGAGAATAAGCCGTTTTTACTTCATTGATATTAAAGTTTTTAACATATAACTCATTACCATCGAAATAGCAATAGCCATCGACCAAAGATGCTTTGCCATCTTTTAATTGTTTGATTTCAGAACTTTGCAATACGATACCTGCTGTTTCTGTAAACAGAAATTCGTAATCAAATTTAGCTTTTCTATTTTCTATCATGGTCTAAATTAAATAATGTGTTAATTAATTGGTCGATGTTATCAAACATTTCTATATTGTACTTTGAACAAAAGATGTCAACGTTACCTTTGCGCCAATAACCTTCTGGACAACAAACAAACATTTTACCAGGTTGAGCAAATTTTCCAAGTTCAAGTAAAGATATGGGTGACATTGTTTCAGGAATGAAATTCATGATTATATAATCAGAATGTTCCAAAGCATTTAATTCCCATTCCACTTGTTGAAAGAATTGTGCGTTGGTTATATTTTGTTCCCAAGAGGAATCCCAATCACTCCTTCTTGGGTTAAATACGTTAAAAGAACTTTGTAATTTTCCACTAACATATTTTTGCCAGTCTTCGGCTGTCCCTTGTTCTATGCTCCCACCAAGAAATACAGATTTAATATTATGGTATCTATCTGCAATATTCATTGGGGGTGTAAATATTCTATTTTTCATAAAAAAAAATGTCCCACCTTTAAGTAGGTAGGACAAAATTAATAAACATTTTTGATTATTCCAAATTAATACTTAACAAATTTAAAACCTGTCAATTTTTCAACATCAGATACTTTAACAACCCATTTAGATTTTCCAACTGGGTGATCGAATGTGTTATTCATGATATAAGCATACCAAGTATTAGTTTTAACAATATAAATAACTTTCCAGCATTGTGTAGGTACAGTTAAAGATTTAACTTTTTTAGCGTTACCCACTGAACCGCACCATACATAAACAGAGTCATTTTTTAAAGTATAATCACGTGTGTCTTCCTCAACAGTTTTCCAGTCACCAGCATTTGTTGCATGTGGCTGTGGTGCCATGTTGGAAAAATAGAAACATTCCACCATTTCATCAGCATCACATTGGTTATCCGCAGCTGGACACATATGACCTCTATCATAACCTGAACCAACATAATCCTTTCCAAGATTTGTTTCTTTATATAATTTTGGATCTGGTTGGAAATTATCCTTACGTGATAATTTATCATCACCACAAGATAAACGTGACTTTGTGTCAATCCATTTAACCAACACTGGATATTTCAATACAGTGTCAAATAATGTGGTGTAACCCTTATGTTTAATCTCAACGCAATTCTTTGTGCTAACTTGAGCAAATGATAATATTGTAGTTAGAACAAATATTACCGATAAAATCATTCTTTTCATCATATATTTTTAGTTTAATAATAAATATATGATAAAACATTAAAAAATAAAGGTTAATTCTTCTTAGGATTCCTCAATAAAAACAGAATCTCCTGTATAAATGCTTCAATTACAAATAATTCGATCCAATGCTTCATCAACATCGTATCATTCTTTTGATATAACCAAATGTATATAACAATTATTAGTAATATGACAGATAGTATTGATATTTTAAAAATTTTCATAGTAAATTATTTTCAATGTATTCAAACATTTCTTTATATGTTTCATCATATAAAGAATCCTTGAAATGTGGGTATTCTAACACATATTTTTTATGCATAGATGAACCATTATTTTTGGAATATTGCATATTTGCAATACGATCACACAATTTTATATAAGTAGCATAAGGTAGATTTCTGATACCTTCATAATATTTGGCATTTGCCCTTTCAAACCTATTCTTACCTTTTTCGTTGGTAACAGCATAAACATACTCAGCAACCTTTTCACTATTGGTTATATCCATAATATCATTATATGTTACCCTTGCATCTTCTATTGCATCATGGAAATAACAACCAGTTTCAACATCAAAATATTCATTTTGTGGTATGAGATGTTTGAATTGCCTACATACATAGACAACCATATCCAAATGATGTACATATGGTAAGGTTTTATCATATTTTTGATTAACTTCTTCATGGAGCTTGCTGGCAGTATCTCTGTGGAAGTTATAATAACGCATCATCATGACTTTTCGTTTTTGCTTTTAACCTTTATTTTGAATCCAAATGATGTGGATTGGATTGTTTTGACTTTATCTGTGCTTATGAAATTATAAGTATTTTGTGCAACAAAGGAAATGGTTTTTCCTGGAAATAATGAAATTGATGATGAACCAAACATATTATAATCATTCATATCATTTACACTTGGTTGGTAGTAATATTCGAATGAAAAAGCAACAGCTGGGTATGTCAATTTTAATTTTGCTCTGAATGAATTTCTTAATATTGTTTGTAAACTCAATTCAGAATATCTTCTATATTCATAAACAGAACAATAAGATAAAGCAAGGAATAATTTATCACTGAAAACATACTTTTTACCCACACCCAAACCAATCCAATTATCTGATGATATTGAACGAATCAATGATGAGTTATATTCATGATAGGCGAATACGGTTATATCTTTTTCTTTGTAACCAATATCTTCTCTGGTTAAAAACTCATTGTCAATTTGTTTGGTTCCAGTATATTTCAATGAATAGTACGGATTGATATCCAAAACAAAATTACCACAATCAAAATGATTTGATCCATTAATCATTAATGCTGGTTGATCACCAACCTTTGTGGTTGCATATGTTCCAGTAATGTTATTATCAAGGCTATAATTAATTTGACCATAACCCAAAGTCGGAATCAATAATAATAGTAAAAACTTTTTCATATTTTATTTATAATTTTGAAAATCTATCAGCATTTCGTTCAGCAGCTTCTTTTAGGTAAGCTAAAACCTGTGGAACCTCATGTTCTTCTATATTTTTAATGTAGACACCACGTGATGCTCCCTTCCTTGGGTGAAGAACCCAAAGTTGCAAAGCTACCCTTGCCTCTGGTTCATCATAGATGTGACCACCATCGCAATGTTCACAATGACCATATACACCAAGACGTTTTGCCCTTGTTTCAACACATATCCATTTATTAATAGCATCGTGACCAAATCCACGGCCATGCTGGGCTTGATTAATCGTTTCAACCGAAGGTATTTGTTCTGGAGTTGGGGGAGCAATTTCAACTTTCTCACCATCAACCCAACCTAACCACTTTTGTAAATCCTCATCATAATAACCATTATAATCAGTAAAATCACCTAATCTTTTGCGTTTCAAAAGTTCATAAACTTCATCTTGAGTAATTTTATCTGACCACTTTCGACCAGTATTTCCAAAGTCATACCAATCATCGGATATTCGTTTTGTGGCTGGATTTAATGCCTCACCATCACAATGAGGACATTCGTGATTTTCACGGTAAATCTCAAAATAGAAGTTTACAATTTCATTGTAATCATCGAGGTTCCAATGTTCAGCAAATGTTTCCAATTCCTGTGGTGAACCCCAACCCTTATTCTCACCTATCATATAATCCTCATGGTTACCCCAATAAGGATAGTCTGGATTTTTCTTTAGTAATTCAAGTTGCCATTCTTTGGCTTTCAATAGTTCGAGATCTTTCTGATCGTATTTATTGTTTAAATCTGGATAACTTCTCATATTCTGAATTTTAATATTTTATTGTGATAAACTGACATTACACTTCCTTGACCGTGAGTAATTGCAAATTGCCAACCCATATATTCATAGATGTCTGATGGCCAATTATTTGTTAAACTATCCAGTGGTTTTGTTAACTCTGTACCCTCAGCCTCAGCCAGGTTAAATACAGCGTATAAAATTTCCCACGGATATGGTTCACAACCTTGTTTATAGCAAACATTATCCCAACGGTCATCGTGACGTTTTTCAATATTAATCATTAATTGGTCAAATAATTCTTGATTACCATTAAAGAACTTTTTAACTCTTTCACGATTGCCTTTTTTACGTTCTTCATTTAAACCAAATTCTTTTAAGGACTCTTTACCTTCATCACTCTCAAAATATTCTTCAAGCGAATCGTATTGTCCGTCTTTACCCCATTTCATAATCATTAATTTTAAACAAAGATATAAAATTAATTTCAGAAAAACAAAAATACCCCCAGTTTTTTTTTCTGAGGGTATTCATTTAAATTATTTATGTTATTACCAGCTACCGCCAGAATCAAATGATGATGATGATGAACTACTGTCATATGAAGAAGATGAACTGCTGTCATATGAGGAAGAAGAGGAACTACTATCATATGATGAACTATTGTCATAAGAAGGACTGCTATCGTAAGAAGGAGAGTTATCATAAGATGGTGATGAATCAATCCAAGATTGTTGTGTAGAACCTGGGTCAGAAGGTGTAAATGTTGTATCAGACATTGGTACAGTATTATCCTGAACGAAAGTATCTGTATTGTCCTGTACAATAGGATCTGTATTATCTTGAACAAAATCATCAGATTGACTACTCATGATAATATCTGCGGCCATAACTAAAGGTGTTACAACATCAACATCGTCATCTTCATCAATCATCGGTTTTTCATTTTCAAAATAAATCCCCTTTTTATTTAATTCTTGGATATGATCATTTAATTTAGGTTGTGTCGGTGGCACTGGTTCATACATTTTAAATGAATCCGTTTGTGAGTTTATTGATTCTGGTTCATGATGATGGTTTTTTTCTATATCATCATTTTTTTGTAATTTTCTTATCATAATAATAAGAATAATAAGAACCGATAATACAATTGGCGAAATAATCAAAAGAGATGTAATTGTGTTTGACATAGATTTTTTTTTATGAATTTAATAATTGTATCAATTATATATGTAAATATTGTGCTGTTAAAAATAACTGTAAATAATGTAGACATTGATCTATACCAATGACTACGAATGCCCAATGATAATTTTTTGATGCGAATAATGGACTGGTTATTCTACTGGTAACGAAATCCGTTAAACCATGTGCAAAAAAGGTAATTGTAAATACAAATAAAACCGTTGGTGCAAATGATAATTTAAATACATACCACCAGAAACCTGCTGTAATAAGAGCATAGGTTAACACATGAAATGTTAATGCATCAAACCTTTTGCTCTTATTTTCAGCTTGCCATGAAGTCTGACAAAAAAAGTCAGCAAACCAATGTATAAAAATTATCAATAATATATTAATAATTATCTGGTTGGTTAACATATTTCTTCAAGTTTTTTACGAATCTCGGTTAAAGTCGTTTGGTTATAGAATTTACCATCTTCGTAAATGGTTTGTAGAATTCCAGCGGCTTCCATTTCTGGAGTACATTGTGTATTTACAATATATTCACCATCATAATCTTTAGTAACACAAACCCTACCTTTAAGTGATTTTTTGGTGCTCTTACCAGAAGCATCCCTATCAGTTACTGGTTCTTTGTAGATGTCATATGATTGACGAATTTGGAATACGCTTTCGTCAGGATGTGAAGTTGCATCTTGCAATACTTCAAACCAAGCGCCTTTAGCGGCAAAACCTAAAGTATCACGAGTATTATATTGGTATGTGAATGAACCAACACCAAGTACAATATTAGTAGAAGCAAAACCTTTAGCGGCTAACCTTTCATAGATTTTAATCTGACGATCCAATGTGATTGAATCACCGTAAATGGCACCAATGTGTGGGTCAAGAACTTTGTAACCTTGTTCGTTAACTGTACCACCGAAGATTTCCCAAAGTAATTCGATTACACCTTTTTCTTCACTTGTCCAAATTTCATTTTTGTTTTCCGATAAATCTCGGTCACTTTGTAAAAATGAACCACAGATAATATCTACTGGATCACCTGAGTCAGGACGAATAACCAACTTACCATCACGAGCCATAATAGCTTCTTTGTTTGCTGGTAAGTATTCGGTAATCAACTCCCACAAATCAAATGTATCTGACACAATGGAAAGAATACCTTTAGGGAATATCTGCAACCAATCGGCAATCATTTGTTGTTCACCAACTGTAAAAATCTTAGTACAACTAACTGAATGTTCGCTTGCGTTTACTGAATTGATAAAAACTTCATTTTCAGGTTCATCATAAAAATAACGAGCGCCTGGGATGCAAATAATTGTATCAGAACCTCTAAATGAAGTAGCATGTCCTAAACCACTTGATAACATATCCCAAGGAGATAAACCACGAGCAGAGAAATCATGAGCAAGGAAAGGAATTAACCATGCGTTAGCTGGATCTGTTTTCATAACCCAATTAACTAAATTCCTGCGATATTGTAAGGCAATAGTTGCTGATGTTGATGGTTTCCAAGCCAATGATGAAATGATTGTTTCCAAATATAAAGTTAACCATGCAAAACCATCAATTGTATTGATGAATGTCATGTGTGGTATATTAGGTAATGTTTCAATACCTTCTGGTAATGATTTGATTCGAATTGGTAAATAACCAACATCATGAAGAGCTTCGAAGTGTGAAGCATCATAATCCATTCCAAGATACATTGACATGTCTTTACCAAATTTAATAGCGATATCTTTTGGTTGGCTAAAGAAATGTTCTGTGAACTCGTCATGTAGCCAACGAACAAGTAATTGTTGACCAAATGATACAATTTTTTTGATACCACCTGGAGCATATTTAACGCTACGTGGAATCCATGTGCCGTACAATCTTGTTGTACCTGGGGCTAACATTGCTTTGTGCGCTGTTTTATAGCCATCTACATAATATAAACTACAAGGTTTAAACATATTTATTTTTTGTTTTAGAATGTAAAGATACAAATCTATTTTAAAATTACAAACTTTTTATTGATTTTTTTTTAAACATCAAAATCATCACCGCCATTTTTACCATCAGTCTTGACACGCATCATGGCAATGGATAATATTGCCATTGCAGGTAACAATGCTGTACGATCATCCAACAAATGGTTATAATATATTTTTCTATTATTACCATATGGTAATTCAATAACGTTTTCATTAACACCATCAATCTCAAACCCACCTTTAGTTAAACAATAATCTTTAATGTAATCATATCTATCTGGCTTACATGCAGTAAAAATTACAATATAAGCACCAAGTTCCTTAGCTTCCCTAACCAATTTGAATACTTCTTCATAGTTAAAGTCATCAAATTTCCAGGGTGAAAGTGTATCGTCAAAGTCAATCGCCAACAAGATTTTTTTATGTTCCTTCCATTCCTTAACAAGCCTTACAATATACCTTTCCATATTCGGATGATATTCATAGTTAAAATTTTCCATAGTATTAATTTTTATATTTCCAAATAAATTTTCCAGCGGTTTTAACTTTACCCTTCAAACAAGTTGTAATGTTTGTGGGAAATATATTTAATTCAGTTCCAGCCTCTTTTGCACTTTTCCAATCTCGTATATATTCACCTTCTTTAGTATATTGTTGAATTGGTATTGATAATTTATCAATCATTGATTCTTTGCTTTGTTCAGTTAAAGTACTTTTTTTACCTTTCATTGGATGTGTGTTTGTTTTAAAAAACTTTTTCATACTTTCCGATTTTTTTTGTTTAACTTCATCTGGCATTTTTTTACCATACTGCCAATGTTTCTCACCACCTTGTGCTTCGGATTTTAATTTTCTTCGCCATTCTGGGTGTTTTTCACCAAGATGTGCCAATCGACATTTTTCCTTTGTTTCATCACTACGTTTAACGCCTAACGAACTGCCAGCAACTTTACAAACATTATATTCGCTGTTTGAGTTATCGATCCACCATTGTTCACGAATCAATAAATCCTCTTTTTTATCGACCTTTTCAAGTATGATAAATTCAAAATTATCCTCACCATATTTAGTCCAGGCTCTTTGCAGATAGTCGGAATGGTGTATTTCTTTTTTTAATTGTCGTAAATGTATTGTTTTACGTTTATAAAAGTTTACAGCCGATCCCACATATTTATGACCGTTGATTTTGTTTACTATTCCATATATTGCTTTCATAACAATAAATATATGGGAAAAGGACAAAATTCTACCCTTGATCGTCAAAGTCAACGCATAAAATAATTTTTTTATGTTCCTTCCATTCCTTAACTAATCTTGAAATGTATCTTTCCATATTAGGATCATACTCATAATTAAATGTTTCCATATTTTCATTTTTAAATAAAGGTTTACAATCGTGAATTATGCTCGAACTATATATAGTCATACCACATTTTTGCATGTCCATGAACCGCCACCAAATTTTATATTTTCTTCCATCATAAAGGACTTTGATATATTATCGTTATATTTTTATTTATCGTATTAGAATTACATTACCTTTTAACATATATAAACTATCATTAGATGTATATCGGATTTGATAGTAATATGAACCCATATCTTGAAGAATACCATTATAGGAGCCATCCCAACCAGAATTATCTGTTGATCGATATATCAATCTACCAGAACGGTTAAACACGCAGAAATCTAATATTTTCTCTGATGTTAAATTCACGATTTTGAATCTATCATTCACATTATCATTATTTGGTGTAAATGCATTTGGAACGGCAAGTTTTGATTGTGAATAACATAATATTGTTATAAACAACAAGGGAATAAATAAAAGTGTTTTCATATTTTATGTTTTTATAAATTTAACCAATAATCTTCTCCATATTCTAAGAATATTTCTGAACCAACAGGTATATCTTTTGTTGCGTAAATATATGCTCTACTTCTATTTTTTGTTATACCAATAGAAGAATTATTTGCAAATCCATCAATTTTGGTCAACCCTTCAGCATCATTTGCATAAATTACAGGTGATTGATAATCATATGTATCCAATGTTTTATAATCATCAAGTTCAACTAAATAATATCTTTTAATATGTCCAGAATCGTTTATAGAATTAACTTCCTCATTCGATATTATATTACCTTTGAAGTATCCAATTATACTATCTTTCTTAAAAAATCTTTTGGCAAATAAACCATTACCAGCATTAGGTATGGTTGATTGTTTAACAACCAAAGATTTTGTTTCCAATTTATTCATAAATTAATTATCAAACCAAAAAACTATTCTGGCAATATTATTGCCCTTCTCAAGCATCTTCATTGCGGCAAGAATAGCACGATATTCAATAGCAATATTAAAAGTATCCAATTTATCATGGATTTTGATTGCCTTCGCAAATTCCTGAGTTGTAAGCCAAGAAAATGAATGCCAATCTGGTTGTGATGTATATCTTGTTTTACCAAAATTATCTTTAATAATTTCATTACCCCATCTTTCGGCCTGTTCAAGAGTACATTCATTTTCACCTTTACCATCTTCGGTAATATACATATACGCATCAATCTTTGAATAAAAACCAAGTTCATCCAAAGGTGGTAAACCCTTAGCTGAAAATGATTCTGCAAAAGAACATCTAACACCATCACATAAAATACCAAACATAGCATAATTTCTACCAGGGTTGAATTTACCACCGAAAGAATACCAATATGGTTTCTGAATATTTTTGATTTCTTCAGGTGATGAGTATTTTATATCCTGATTGTATTTATTATATTTTTCTCTATTAGTGTACTCAACGTACATATGAATATCGCAACCCATTTTTAAAAAACATTTAATTGTTGAATGAAATCTTCTTTAATGGTAATATCTGAAAAATTGATATCAGCTTTATCTTTAACACTATTCGTGCAATAGATTTTTGTAAAGTATTTACTTAGTTCAGATAAACCAGCACTAAATATACCATGTGTTACCACCAAGTAAATATTGCCGTAATCTTTTGGTTGTACCGAACTTGATAAATTTCTACGTTCTTGGATTGTTTTTGCAATTTCAATAAACGTTCTACCACCATCACAAATATCATCAAAAATAAAGAAATCTTTGTCAGCATCTGTTACTGACATGTGAACATTTGTGTAATCAATCTTACCAGTATCAAGATTACGATGTTTTGAAGCAATGATTACCTCATTTTTGTATTTCAAAGCTTCTGCCACATGAAATACTTTTTTCAAAGCACCAGCATCAGGAGATATAAAACGAACATTGTCATAATTTAGAGCTATTTTATCCCCATCGGTAAATTTTCCATCCTGGATTTGCGTTCTGAGATAATCAGATAAAGCAAAACGTGCCAACTCAGTGTTATCAATTTTTTTGAAGTTATTTATACATGCCTCAAGCACATCTGAATGAGGATCAACCACAGTAACGGACTCGTAATTTTGAGAATTGATAATAGGAGCAATAACGTGTTTAACGTAATTAATACCACCTTCCATGAACTTTCTGTCACTTCTGGCACCCATACAATATGGAATGTATAATTCAATTGATTTTACACCTATACCACGAAGAGCTTGTGTGGCACAAATAATAAGTTCCAGATCCTGAAAATTATTCAATCTGGATTTAATTTTGATAGGTATTGTTTGATTTGTAATACCGTAGAATGTATGTATATTTTCTTCTATCAGTCTTAATGACTGCTGACCGTCTGGGAAACGGCTAATTTCATATTTTATACTATTTGTAGGGTTAACCAGATTTAATACATCTGTCATCGCTTATAATTTTTTACAAAAATAAGCATTAAATAATTAACAACCAAATTTTTTTAGAAAATTTCGTTAATTATTCCATACCTCAATGCCTCATCAGCTCCAAAGTACCAATCTGTCTTCATCTTCTTTGCTAAAGTCATCTTTCTTCTGCTCAACTTGGTTCTCTCAATCAAATGGTCATCATATAATTGATCCAATGCCATGTTTTCCTTCAGGTCACTACTCATAGTAGTCAAGGTAGAGTTTATCTCTCCGATAAGACTTGTTTCATGATACATAAATCTACACATCCTATGCGCTTTTACATAATGTCCTGATACAGCAATATTCAAAGCTATTGACATAATAGAACCATAACACCAAATATGAACAGGGGTTTTAGATGACTCTATTACCCCAATAATTGCACCACCAGCAGCTACATCACCACCCTCACTACATAAATGGAAATTTATCGGCATTCTCTCATATTTAGAATCAGCCTTCTCCATTTTTGTATCATATTCATTAATTATTAATATGAGATTAGCAGCTTCAGCAACAATTTCCTTATCAATGTCACCAAATAACACAATTTCCCTGGAAGGCTCTTCAATATCTAAATCTTCTTGCTTACTTTTACTCATATTAACAAATATAAAATATGTCTTATTATATATAAAAATAGGAATTCCCCTACTATATATAATTAGTAAAGGAACTCCAATTATTACATATTTTTTTTGTTAATTTATGACTTCAGATTGTGCTTCCTCTTCGTCAATAAACCCAGAATCCTTAATAATTCCTTCTAACACTTTGAAGTTGAAGTTCTTATGTTTGAAGATCCTAACAGCAAGGCCTGATTCAAGTCTGATACATGAACCTTCTGACCAGTGTGTTGAGTCAGTTGGGTCGACACCATCTGAAACTTGGTTAACATATTCAATGAATTTGTCATTAAAATCACGGTCATCAGTGATGTTATGTCTTAATTTAAATTCATTTACCGTAAAACGGTCAAGTTCTGGTGAGTGTTTAACACCGATTTCAGAACAACGTCTTTTAACGTCATCCCATGAGTAGTCAACCATTTTACCATCTTCATTTGTCATTGTCATACGGTAAACAAATACGTCTGATTGACCGTCAGCACAACCATACTTGAAAATCATGTGTTTATTATCACCAGCATTTGAATACAACTTGGTGAAGTTTTTGTCACCAATTTTTGTTGTATCCACCATACCCATAATTGGTCTGCCAAGTGACTCATATCCAACAATTTCAAAATATACCGTTTCACCTTTTCTCAGGTTGTCTTTAAATAGGTTGAATGCTTTATCACGAATTGTTGGATCATGGAATTGTGTTCCTGAGCTTTCCTCAATAACAACCCTTCTTGTTCCATTTAGAAATGACCAATCCTTTTCTTTGATTTTGGCACCAAAAAACTTTGCAATCTTTTCGATTGTTGTTAACTTTCTGTCAATCAACACGTGACCAACCCTTCCAGATGTTCCATGTTGCTTAGATGTGATGATAATTAAATCGTTTGGTTCGATTTTATCAATGTTAACAATCATATGTTTGGTATCGATATGTTCAAAGAACATTTCAGATGTTTTTGCTTTGCGAACTTTCTTTGGTTGATTCTCCTTAGCCGCTTTAACAGTTGCTGGATTAACATATTTATTACAGATAGGTACACCTTTCCAAGTGTCGAATTCGTAACCTTCCACATCAAGACCAGTTATTTCAATGAATGCAAAATAGTGTAATGGAACCCAAAACCCATCTGAAATTTCACCACGAAACTTTTGAGCCCTAACCCTACGGTTATCATCAAACATACCTGGCTTAGCTTCAGTATTTTTGTTCTTAGTATTATCCCTATAAAGATTATTGGCTTTACAGAATTCGTCAGATAATTGTCCGTCACACGGAAAATACACACCCCATTCAGATTCCTTAGAATCCAATCCAATAACCACTTGGTTACCATGGCAAGTTGCCAACTGCACTTTATCCGCATTTGAATGTGGCCTTACATCTTTTAATCTTGTTACAATTGCTGTGTATGACATAAGTTTATTATTTAGGGTACAAATATTTGTACCCTAAATAATAAATACAATAATAATTTTAAAAAACAAAAAACCACCTAATTTTTTTTAGGTGGTTTTATAAATTTAATTAATGATAAATTATCTCAAATTGTTAATCATCTCATTAATCTTAGGCTTTGGTTGAATTCCTTTGAATTGTTCCATTGTTTTACCACCTTTCATAAGGAATACATGGGGTATGGATTGTATACCATATTCTGCTGATAATTCAGCATTTTCATCAACGTTTACCTTGAAGAAGGCAACATCATTATTTTCCTTGGACATTGTTTCCAACAATGGGGTTAACATTTTGCAAGGACCGCACCATGGTGCATAAAAGTCAACAACAACTTTGTCATTGCTTGCTATAGCTTCATCAAGCTGAGCTTTCGATTTAATTTCTATCATATTATTTAGATTCTTTTCTTTGTTTATCAGTAAAATTTAATTCATCTTTAAGGTTGTCCATTACAGCATTTAAATTTATTTCATCACCAACACTCATGCTCTTTAAAGAAGCTGTTTTAGCGCTTCTATATGACCTTATATTAGAACTGAATGCCGCATATGTTGCACCTATCGAATTATCATTTGTAGCCCAACTAAGAGTACTTTTATCAGACATACCCATTGCGCCACCAACAGAAATAGCGTCTTGATTTGCACCCAGGTAAACAAATTTCCAGTTATCCTTTTCTTTTTGTTCGATTATGTTTTTGATAGCATTACCTTTATATTCTCTACTGGCGTTTTCTTCACCATCAGTGATAATTACCATAATGATATCACGGTCAGTTTTTTCCAATTCATTGATTGTTTTACCAATAGCATCGTGTAATGCTGTTGAACCCCTTGGTTGATAGGTTTCACCATATACTAAGTCGTTAACGTCTTTAATTGGTGTGGATTTATAATTCAATTCATATCTGTCATCAAATTGCACCAAAGTTACAAATGCTTCACCTTCAGCATTTTTTTGTTCGTTTAAAAACTTATTAAAGTTCTCAACAGTTGCTTTAGCAATACTTGACATTGAACCTGAACGATCCAATATAACAACAATTTCGGTTTGATTTAATTTTTTTTCTGTGTCAACCACATTAATTTGTTCTTGCATAAATTTTAATTTTTATTTATTTTATTATTCAATACGTTTATCAACGCCATATTTTTCCATTTGAGCAACACATAGTGCCGATATTTTTCTGAAAAGCTCCATGGTGTTAGTATGTGGGTCAGAACCTTTGTACCATGTTTCATGTGCTTTGTTAAGATTATGTTGGATTGCTGATAATGCATCTCCAAGATGAAAATCTTTTATAATGTCTGGGCGGTACTTGTTTTTACTCATCGCTTCTTGATAGTTCCGCTCACCATCGATTGCCTCATAAACTTATTGACGTGTCATATTATTAATTTATTTATTTATAAAATTTGATTTTCCTTTATATGGAGTTTCTTTAAAAGAAGATTCACCTAAAACAAATAATAAACCATTTATTAATTTATTTTGTTTAATCATTTTAGATAGATGACTTGGTGAGATTTTAAATTGTTTAGCACATTCTAACAATGAATCAAATCTCTTTATTTTTTCACCATCTTTAATAAGAAATACTTCTTTTTTTATACATTTCAATTTTTGATTATTCACTTTATCTAATAGTTAAAACATTTTGTAAATCTAATCCTATTTTATAAATCTATTAACGAAATCATTAAAATCCATAATTCTACGATAACCAACATCATACTTTTTATTATGTAAGGCATCGAATAAAAAACAACAAATACCATTTTCATTTAGTTCAACAAAATTTTCAAATCTATCATCAATAAAAAAATCAATATTTTCATTTTTTGCAATATCAACTTTAGATTTTCCATAGCCAACACTAAAAACAGGGACTGATGGAAATCCATATTTACTTAACCATTCTTCAGTCCAATCTTGTCTTATAGATCTGGCTGTTATATAGCAATCTGGTGAAAAACCTAAAGACTTTGGATCTATTTTAGGAGGTATATTTAACCAAAATTCTTTATTATTATCTAATTTTTTTAAATTTTCCGCCATTTTTCTATCAAAACTCCAGAAATGAGGTTTATCTAAATGAAACCAATCACAATAATACTCAATAAAATTATTTATTGTATCGTCAATATCGAGACCAATTTTTGGTGGTTTAAGGAATCTATGTCTTCGGTCATCACCTTGTGGGTATATTTTGTAATATTCGGTGAGGAAGGCAAGTTGTGTCATTGCCATAGATGAATGCAAAAGACCTGTTTCTTTATCAAAATCCTCACCACGTTTTATAGCATTGATATGCCTCTCTGCACAGGCCAATACATCTGACCACTTTCTACCGTTTTCCCAAGTTCTGTCACCATGTTTTTCAGACCCATATGTCATAACTTCAGCAAGCTGCTCGATAGCATATGGTGGTGTGAGATCGTATCTTAACTTTTTACGCATTTATATTTATTTACAATACAATAGTAATCAAATGGTTTGATAAAAGCAAATTAATGATGAACCTTTATCTCTCTTTTTTTGAGTAGTTCAATAATTTCATTGTAATGGTATGGACGAAATTCTGGATGTCCGTCAAGACCGCAATCCATCGTCCTACCATTTCCGTTGCTAAAACGGTTTTGTGGCAAATTATGTTGATGACCATATAGATGATAACTCCCTTTATGACACGCTTCCCATTCAAGAATAGGATAATGGAATAAAACGAATAAGTCATCATCTATAATAACATCTTCTTGTTTAGAAACTTTTGTGAAGCAATTTTGTAAATTATCACGATTATTCTTTATATGTGAGTCATGATTACCCAATATCAAATATCTTTCTTGACAATGTATTTGATCCATAAATTTTCTTACGTTTTCAAAACCACCGAACGCAATATCACCAAGAATGAATAAAACATCATCATATTTTACCGTATTATTAATATTCTTAACAAGTGTTTGATTATGTTCATCCAATGATTGAAAATCACGAATGGCACCACGTTCCCAAGTCGTTAAGCTTTTAATTAAGTTTTTATGAGAATAATGTGTTCACGTGTCCGAGGTAAACCACAAATTTCTTGCAGAAGCCTCGGACGTATTTGTTTTAAATTTTAACATATATTATTTCTTTTAATTAATTGATAATAGGATGATTTACTTATATTCAATTTTTTATAAATTTCTTTATGTGATAAACCCTCATTTAACATTCTAAAAATAGCAATTTTATTCTGATCAGCTTTTTCATTTCTACCAACAAAGGATAAATCAATTTCAGACCATTTTCTTTCCAAGAAAGGTAAATTATAACCAATAGCCTTTTCTTTAATTTTTTTACAAAATACACTATTACTAATTTCTAAAGTAGCATATCCCAATTTATTAATTCTTGTATGTCCACCTAAATCCAAAACATTATTAAAATAATCTAAAACAGGCAACCAATTTTTATGCGTTTTAATTCTTATATGAAAATCGCATCTATTATGTAATTTACGAATATTTCCATCACCATCAGTAAACCCAATAAATATACTAAATAATTTATCAAAATCCAAGTTTTTGAAAACATTTATATTTGGTGGATTTATAGTTTTATTTGATTTAATATCAAAACGATCAACAAAAATATTTATAATATCTTTATGCATTAAGGAAAGTATGCAAGCCGAATATTTTTTATTATTAATTTTATCTTGTGTTTTAACATATAAATGTTCAGATAATTTATTTAAATGTTCTTTATCTTTACCTGATAAGGTAATGGATAACCGTCCATCTTCGATGTGACCATCAGCTAATATAAAACCAACCCAATAATAAGTATCTAAATTATCAGTTAACAAATAATTCGCATCACCAATTCTTTTAACATATTTTTTTGTTGAGCAGCTCCTACATTCTGTTCCTTCTTTCTCAGAACATTTAAAACTTTCAATTGATTTATATTTTAAAACTTTATCACAAGTTTTACATATTCTATTTAATGATTTTTCCATATTTATATAGTTTTATACACATATAAATATACTGATTTTTATGAAAAATTAATGTGTATCTGATGTAAACCAGATATTTCTTTCGTTACTATTAAATTTCATTGTTTATTTTTTTTTCAATTTATATGTTGTTATTTGCTCAAGTTCGCTTGTTCTAAAAATCATTATCTCTTCTTTGTTAGTGAATTTAGAACCGTCTGGATTTCTGAAATATTTAAATTTGCGGTTATCATCAGATCTTTTATTTACGCCATGTAACACATTTCCGAATATACATATATCTCCAGTAAAGAAAGGTCTTGCGTAATCCCTTAAAACTTCTGTTTTGATGAAAAGCCAATTTTCTTCAGTTTCAAATATTATATAATCTACAGAACTATGTATATAACCTGGTTTACCTACTGGGTTTGTCCATTCAATATATTGATATTTATCTGTTTTACCATCAATATATTCATGTGTTCCTTTATCGTAGAAATTAAATGACTTTATGGATTTAATATCAAAATAATATTTAATTTTATCTTTGATAATTAATTCATTTGGAAAATCATCGTAAGGGGTTACTTCAATATCCCAGTGTTCATGTCTATCTTGAGTTGGCGTTGATATTTTATAATCACCGTATTGTTCGAAATCATTAACAAATTTTTCTTCAGTTTTTCTACCAGCTAAAACAAACTCACTTTGTGTATTACCCATATTTTTCATAAATCTTTTTAGTTATCTCAGCATCATAAAGTGAATTATGTTGATTCAATGGTTTCTCCATATCCAACAAAACATGCCTTTTTTCCTTGGGATTAATCCCCTTAGTTTTTAATAATGTAAATATATCAAAAGGTTGCGCTGTTGTAAAGTTTTTTGGCGGTTTTCTCATGGTATTTCCTTCCATAATAAGATCAACCATGAGAAACCAATCCCAAAAAACACAATCACCCCAAAACTCAATTTGCTTAAATTGATTTAACCAATCTTTTAACGCTTGTTTAATAGTTTGAAAATCATTTTTTATGTATAATGTATCATTTTCCTCATCATTGTGAAGATAATGAAAATAATCATTATATAGTAAATTGTCTATAACATTTTTATTGATCCATTCATCACATTGTGATTTATCATAATCATTAAATTCTGCATAGAATTTTTTATTAGTATCAGTTACAATACCAATTGATACTGGGGTGGTGTTCTTATGTAATCCAGTAAATTCAAGATCAAAAAAGATCTTTGTAATATTTTTCATATAATTTATATGTTCGTGACCAAATTTTTGTTTTTGTCATTTCGGAAACACTATAGATTTTTAATCTGACAGCCATGAATACTACCGCTGAACCTGTATAAGGTCTTCTGGACATATCTTTGAGTTTATAATCATAGATATGCCATTGATCATGGTAATAGGATACATGAAACCTATTTCTAATCTTTCTGAGTAGTTTGGTTTTCACTTTCTTGAAAGTTCTTAAAATTTGTTAATAAACTCAATATGTTTTCAGTACCAGATGGATTCATAGAATGCACTATAAAAAAGGGTAACTTTTGATTATGTTCCATACAATAATCAATCAACCATTTCGCACAATCATATCCAGTTTTTTCTTTAAATTCCTGAGATTCTACCCATTCAGTATAATTATCCCAATTTGCTTCTGTTGCATAATGTTCATCAGCAAGGTCATGATCAAAAGACACAATTTCAGGTAAACCATATTTTGTTATATGCTTAACAAAAGCATCATGATCTTTAACAATAACCCAATCCTTTTCAAGATATATTGGATTCATTTTACCAATCCTTTGGTACATATATGATATGCAATCCAAGGGAATTCTGTAATCATCTAAAAAAAGGCGATATTTATTACTCATATATAAAATTAATTTTTCCTTTGGATGAATAAATATATTCTCTTTGTTTACTTAATATTTGATAAATTGAAGAGGCGCTTACACCATAATATGACGCAGCTTCCTTTACTTTTTTGAAATCGATTGATTCACCAGTATTATTATTCATCGAAATAATTTTTTTAAAATGTTTATATTTTACATTTGTATTAACTTTATCAAGTTTATAAGACATATTTATAATTTTATAATTTGATCAAATTCTTTATTTGTTGGTTCAACGTATGATTTTATCATTTTGTACATGACAGAATCGGATATCACTTTACCTTCTTCTTTTTCACGTTTTGCAAGCTGAGCCTTTAATTTTTCAGCGTTTGAAAAATCAAAAACAACGGCAATCTTGATATAATCATCAGGAAAAAGACGAAGTAAGTTGTTTCTACCTTTTAATGTCATGTTTGTTCTATCAATGACAATATCAAGTCTTTCGTTTATGGCTCGCATAATTCCGAATCTGAAAATCTTTTCAATATCCTTAAAATCCTTAAAGTCAAAATGATCAAATGCTTGATTATAATTAAGACCTATTTCTTTTCCTTTCTTTGTTAATATATCATCTGTGGAAGCGACATGGTAATCCCCATTTGGTAACAACACGTTTTTTACGTATGTTGACTTACCAATACCTGGAGGGCCCACCAAAAAATATACCACAGGTTTTGTTTTCATTTCGATAAAATATAGTTTTCTTTCTAATAATATTGAAAGAACTTTTGTTAATTCACTATCACCGTATAGCTTAGAGAAACTGACGACCATGTTACTTGCTGATTTTAGTTGCTCTTTATTTTCGCAGCTAAGGATAACTTGGTTGACCTTCTTATAAGCTAATACGTTTTTCATGCTAATCTGAATTTTGAAATATAATCTCTTATTTTTACATTGTTTTTGCCTCCAATCATTTTTATCCAGTTTTCTTGGGTTCTTGCGATTTTTGTATCTGGATTTTTAGCCCACTCAATGAAATCAGGATATTTCACTCTATTAAATATACGCTCATCAAGTAAAAAAACAACCGCTGTAAGCTGATCTCCAAGATCTGGTTCATGAAACACGGCAGTCTTAACTCCAAGCTTGTGCAGGTTCAAGTAATGATTGTTTAACGATCCCACAGGTAAACCAGTTTCCAAATCAGCCTTAGTATTTGTGGTTCCACCGTTTAGTATGATGAATGTTTTCCAGTTCTTAGCCCAGTCTTTATAGGCTTCATTATTGTGTTTTAAACCATATTCAACGACAGCATGGCCAAACTGAATACCTTGCTGAATCGGACTAATATTATACGGTACAAGACCATACATTCTAAGCTCTAACTTCTCTTTTTTCATTTTCGTTTCTTTTTTCTAATAATTTACTTTTCCTGGGTTCTGGCACATTTTTATAGTCATATGGGCAATGTTTGCACCCATTACCACAACAATATCCTCTTTCAAGAAGAAATTCAGATGTAAAAATAGTAAATTTTTCTGTTTTTTCAAATTTTTCCATTAAAATATTTCAATTTGTCTTATAGCTAAATCAATTTCGGTTAATTCACTTTTTGAATATTTTTTCGTTTCAGGTACATCATCCAACCCAATAACCTCTGGATTACCAAATTTACCATGAGCAGCACCAACCAATTTGTTTTTTTTATATATGAACACTATTGGCTTATACATTTCAAAATATTGTTTACTCAATTCAATATTATTGGGATTACAAATATCCCATAATACCTTTAAACCACTATTTTCGAGAAGCACAAAAGCTTCATCAACATCCTTTGGTTTTCTAAATGTTAACATATAATAATTTTATTTAATAAAATATCAATTCCAGTGTTCCATCATTACTATTATAGTCTTCAACTAAACCTGAATTTACAATAAACATACCATCGATATTTTCATCTTTTACAACAATATTTTTATATTGGTAAGCTGGGTAGTTTTCGGCTCCAAATTCAGAGTATAATTCTTCAATGTCATCAACATCATTTTTATCAAAGTTATCAATTGAAATTGTCATTTCAAAAACTGATAATGTGGTTTTCTGTATTTGAACATTAAAATTAATATTATCTCTATACTTGGCAAACATTTTCAATGCTGTATGATCGAAATAATCTTTGAACATGCTATTATTAAGTTCATATAACATTGCTATTTCTGAGAAATTTAAATTAACTATTTTAGAAATTATATTACTTCCACTTGAACGAGTAAAACGAGTATATTTTTCGAAAAAGTATTGAAACGCATCAACATTTTTTATAGATGTTTTATCGCTCATAAAACAAAGTTCTGATTATGATTAACATATTATTTACAAAGTTATGATCCACCTCTTCAGGTAAATTAGAATTGGCATATATTTTTTCCATAGAATCCATGATTGATTGTGCTTCGACAATAAGATCATCATATTCTTTTTCACCATTTCTGACTAACATCAGATCAGCTACATCATGCCTTTTAACATTTACTTGACCAGTTAATCCGATTTCCTTTGCCATTCTAAGAAGTCTAAGACAATGCATCATATTTTTTGAATCGTAGTTCTTGCCATGTGAAGCATTTGTTTCATATCTATCAGAATTACGTTTTTCTACCCAATCCCAATATTCTTTATAGTCTTTACAGTATTTAGAATAACCATCTTTATTGTAAATGATAGTTGCCACTGGTTTTTCACCTTGAGGTACTGAACTAAGTCTAACCTCATTTGAGGTTTCATCTTCATTCATAATCCCACGATAACCCAAACCAGAACCTTCCTTAGATGAATAAGCATCGTAAAACAAAGCATAAACATCTCTGGCATTTGGAACATTAACCAATCCACATTTAGCTTGGTTGTATCCGCTATTATCCAAAAATTCTTTAAGAGGTCTTGACTTGTAACCATCAATAATATAGCAAAAATCTAATATGGACTTACGCTCCTTATCAACAGGATTAACAATTTTCTTATTCAATCCCCTGGCTTTTTTTATTTGTGTTGAAGCATAACCACCAAATGTGTTTTTACATTTTTTTGTTATGAATTTAGATTTATTATTCAAAATAATGTCAAACAATTCATGTTTATACACAATGTTCTCTGGAGGCATATTCAATATCTCGATGATATTGGGGTTATTTGTTTCAAGTAATTCAAGAAACTTACCAATTTCATAAAAGGTGATATCATTGGTTTCATCGTTGACTTGGTCAATATAATTAAAACCGTATATGTTATCTTTAGGCAATATAAAAACACCACGATAGTCCATATCGCTTGATGGTTTATTTGTACCATATGCATAGCTACCGCTTAGACATTCAAATAATATCAAATTATTATCCCTGAGTTCTTGTATTGTCATTGTTATTTTTATTAATATAGTCAGCTAATTGTTGTGCTTTATCTTTGTCAAGTATGATGAAATCTTTATGTAACGTACCTGTCTTTAATAACAAATAAGCGTTCTTGATTCGATGCCATAATGAAGATTTTTTATTATTAAAACCATAACCCCAATATGCAAACCAATATTCGTTATGTTCTTCTTCAAATGTAACCTGCATAGATTCTGTGTGACATTCACACATCAAAAATAAATCATTTTCCATAATACTACAAAAGTATTAATTATTTTTCAAAAAACAAAATTTTGAATCTTTTTCTGTGGCATGAGCCACATATATAATATTATTGGTTGAAATTATGCTGACAGTATTATCCTTAGTGTTAATTTCTTTAACAATACCCCATTTTAGAACATCCAGAAAATAGAATTCTATTTTATCACCAACTTTGTACTTATTTATCTTTGAAGACATATGCTAATCCCACCAACTTTCTATATTACGTTCTAATAGCGTAAATAAAATACGCCTTGCTTTATTGTGTAAATAATATCCCATATTCATAGCAATAGTTTGTTTGGATTTATTATCAAAGATATATTTATCTGTCTTTGTAACTTCTTTATAGGCATGTGGATACTTTTTAAAGTAATCATCATACTTTTCCCATATCTCTTCAATCCTTAATGTTGAACAATCCTCATACAATTTCCTTTTGTCTTCAGACATTTCATCAAGTTCTTCCTTGGTCACTGGATCAAAATGAAATTTTGATTTATGATAATCCATATATTCGCCAGTATAAAATTCATCAGATATGAGCTTCATCAATCTAACACACAACTCCATTTTTTCAGCATCACGAACATTATCAACATGTAAACCCTTTTCACGAATGTACTTAGCTTGGAATGTTAATTTTGTCATCATTACTTGCCATATATAATGGTCATCCCAGTCCCTATCTTTCCAAATTACAGGGAACCAACGTATAATATTTCTAATGCCTTGATATAAATCCTTATGGTAATATTTACCTTCGAACTTCCACCACAAAAATATCTTCCTGAAGATACTCAGCTTTTTTTCATTATTGTCAAAACTCATTATAGATTAATATTTTTTTTCATAAATTCACGAATATAGTGTTGTAACCCAACTTTTTCAATTAGGGCAAGCAACTTTTCAATTTCTTCATCTTTAATTTGCAAAGATACAATAAATTCATGAATTGAATTGATAGTATCGTCAGTGATATTAAGTTGTTTTAACTTAATTTTAATAGTTTCTTTTTCCATGGTTTTGGATTTAAAAAACAAATATAGTAAAAAATTTTGATTAAATCAACATTCAGGGTTAAATATTGTTATATTATAGGAATTTGATCTCATATTATCTATCTTTATATTTGTGAAGAAATAATCCAGTTCATGCATAACTGTTTTCTTCATCAAAAATGTTTTTGATAGTGGTGCATCAAAAAATATATAATCCAATGACCAGCTATTATTGATAAAATCAATACCACAAACAAAATATAGTTTATCTATGAATTTGATTAATGATTTAAGTTTTTGAGTTTCAAAACCCAAAAATTCCCCATATTTGTTTTGTGTGTATTCAACTAATATATGAAATTCATATATGTTAAGAATATAATAGTTACCAGAAAATATGTTATTGAATTTATTTCTGTCAGGATTTCTACGCAAAAATTTACGCATGAAAGTCTTATTTGTTGTATTAAGGTAAATCATTAAAATTTAATATCAAATTTATTTTCAATATCTTCTGGTGTTACATAATTAAACAATTCTGATAGACCATCTATTGGTATCATGATTATTATACCATGTCTATTTTTAAATGCTTCACAAATGTTGAAATAATCTTCAGAAATTTCCCAATCTTCATAAATATCGATATATATCTTATCGTTTATTATAAATTCTGGGTAAAACGTATTAAACGGAAATGTTTGTTTATTCGTTTCGCATTTCAAATTATATTTCAAAGCCCACTTATTGAATAGTGATATGTCTTCCATAATACTTTAATTTAAAATAAATATATAAAAATGATTGTAAAAATGAAGAGTATTGTGTATTTTTGCCCATATTTATAATTTATGAAAAATATATCATATACAGGGATTATTTTGGATAATAAATCCAGACAACTATTGGCTGAAAAGTATAAGCAAATGATGCCTGATGGTTGGGAATGGATTGCTCACCATATGACAATAACTATGGGTTCTTTACCCAAGGAAAAACTTGATTTGCTTGGTACAGAACAATCTATTACCGCTGAATCTTTAGGTATGACCGATATGGTTATGGAAATTGGTGTTTCTGGGTTTGAATCCAAAAATACTCAACCACATGTAACATTAGCTGTTAATAGAAAAGATGGTGGTAAACCATTCATGTCAAATAACATAACTGATTGGCAACCAATTGAAGAAAAATTTATACTAACAGGCCAAATTAAAGAAGTGGGACAACCTGATCAACCTATGAAAAAAAATTTAAAAGAAATTGTGGATATCAACGATTTACCCTTTAAATCGGATGTAACAAAAGCTGGTGGTAAAATCTATCAAGTTGGCGGTGCTGTACGAGATACCTTCTTGAATAAAACATCTAAAGACCTTGATATTTTAATTACTGGTGTACCTTCAGATAAACTACAATCAATATTGAGTAAATACGGTAAAGTGGATCTTGTTGGTGCATCATTTGGTATTATCAAATTTACACCCCCAGGTGGTGAAGAAATTGATATTGCTTTACCACGTACTGAAAAGGCTAAAAAACAGATCGTGGTAACTTTAGGTCAAAACGATATATTTATAGAATATAACGATTCAATGAATGAAAGAGAACTTAAAGGTTAAATGTCACATTTGTGATTTTGAAACTACAGCTAAAGGTGTTGGTAGGCATTACCATAACATACACGAATTAAAATTATCCGAAAATGCGGATATATATCTGATGTATTTTGATTATAACAATCCTGGAATATTGGATGATATAAAAGATATGATTCGAAACGGTATTGGTTTGAAATCCATACAAAAAAAATATCATAATATTGGTACTGGGTCGCTACCAATGCTAAAAAAATCATTAAGTAATATATACCCAGATGATTTTAATAAGAAAGTAACTGACAGGGGTAAGCAAACCTTACTCAATAATACAGGGTCACGTTACTCTGAAAAATTTATTGAAAGAATGGGTGGTTTTAAAAATCAAACATTAGCAAAAAAAGCGGCTAAAGTCGCTTCAACTAATGTTTCAAGGTTAGAAAAATTATCTGAAATGTTAAAGTATAATAACCCCTCACATAATCCACAAATTATTGAAAAAAGAAAACAAATATACGATGAAAAAACACAAGAAGAAAAAAGGGCAATCATTAAAAAACGATTAGCTACTTGTGAAAAGAATCAATCTTATTTAAAACGAGCTGAAACAATAATAAAAAAATATGGTGGGTTTGTTGCGTATGGTAATAAAACGGCAGGTCATTCAAATTGGCATGATAAGTTAAAACAAATGTTAATCGAAAACAATATAATAACAGAATCGGAACAAACTGTCGTTAACAATTACACAAGTGATGAGGTTGATTTAGAGAAAAAAATTATTATTGAGCTAAATGGTGATTTTTGGCATTGTAATCCAAAATTTTATAATGGTGACTATTATCACCCTTTTATTAAAATGACAGCTAAACAAATTTGGGATAAGGATGAAAAACGAATATCTGATTATATTCAAAATGGTTGGCGAGTGATTGTTATTTGGGAATCAGATGATTTAAACGAAAAGATTAACGAATTGAAAAAAATATATGGATAAGAAAAAAATATTACAACTATTAGAATTAAATGGTTTCAATGTCATTAACGGAGTTGTTTACAATAAACCAGAAAATATAATTAGTTTTTTAAATAAAACAATTAAGCCGACTAAGATAAAAAATTTAGCTGGTCATAAAGGATTTGATGTGACTTCCGACCATACTCTACCAATTGAAAAGGATCTTGAAAGGCGTGATTTTACTATCAACTCAATAGCTAAGGATGCTGAAGGTAATCTAATTGATCCATACAAGGGTATTGAAGATATTAAAACAAAAACTATACGTTTAACAAATCCTGAAGCTTTTGCTGATGACCCTTTGAGAATGCTAAGATCGGTTCAATTTGCTTCGAGGTTTGGATTCACAATTGAGCCTCATACTTTTGATATGATTCAAAAAAACGCCGATTCAATCAAAACAATAGCGTTTGAAAGGGTTATAGAAGAGTTTCAAAAGATTGTAGATAAAGGTTCACCCTATGTTGGTGTCACTTTGTTGGTTAAGTCTGGTTTATATGAAGGTATTTTTGATAGCAGGTTTCTTGGCTCATTCAAACCATTTAATCATGTCAACAAACTAAGTGAATTTATTTATTGGTTATTACAACCAATTACAAAAGACCCAGCAGCTTATTTCATGAAAGTTATGAAAGGTGATTTGAAGACTCATGCTGAAATGAAAGCCTTACAATTGGTTATGGATAAACCTGTGAGAACTGACCTTGAGGATAAATGGATGGTTTTTGGTGTAAATAAGATTGCGCCGACAATGTTTGATAGTTATTTCATATTGAACGAATTGGATAACGTATTACCATTTTTCGAAGATGGTAGATATCCGATATCATATAAACAATTAGCTATTAATGGTAATGATCTGGAAAGTCTGGGCTTTAAAAACGAAAAAGTTGGTCTTGGATTGAAGTTGGCTATGGATGCTGTTTACTCTGATACCGTTGCAAACGATAAATCACAACTTTTGCAATATGTGTCTGGTAAAATGAAAACAAAAGGTTAATAACTAAATTTATAACCTTTTGTTTTTTTTCTTTCACCACGAATAACCCTATAAATCATTTCTGATGTTATTTCTAATTCGGTTGTTGCGTCATGTATATTTTTAAACTCTTTAATTAAAACACCATTTAAACCATACATTTTAACTGGTTTCAGAACTGGTGTTCTATCATACGCACCACGATTATGTTCCTTTAACGTTTGAAATATTTCATATTTCCTACTCAATCTCAAACCATCCGAATTATTATACATATTATTTTTTATAAAATCCAAATCTTCAAAAGAATAATATAATAATTTACATATACAACCTTTTTCGGATTTATATTTGGTATATATAATTTTAGTATCAGTTAACCCAAATGAATTAAACTTTTCTTTTAATTTTAATATAAAATTTTCAGAACCAATAATTGAAAACCTTAAAATACCTTCTTTGTTCATTTTTGATATTGAACCATCGCCATCAAAAACACCTCTAACAAAATCCCAAAAATAATCATCATTAATATTAGGATATTCACAATCAAAAGATTTATTATTTTGTAATCCTAAACAATTTAAATCAACACACATTTTCTTAGATGGTATCTGTAAACTAAATCTTTTATATGTTTTATTAGTTCTTTTATCATAGACATCATATTCACTTAACTTATGAGTGGAATTTAATTCTTTTCTAACGATATCAACTAATTCATAATCTTTAGATGTTAATACTACCTTAGACCATTTTTTACTAATATACCCATCTGATAATAACAAGCCTAAAACATATGCTTTAGACGATGAATTTATATTTTCAAAAAAAGTAATATTCATACTATTTTTACAGTTTTTAGAATTAAAATTTTGTTTTTTAGTTTTTATATTATTTTTAATTAAAAATTTTCTGACACCAGAAGCGGTATAGCCCAAAATATCACCAACTTCTTTTAATGTTTTATTTTCCTCAAAATAAATTTTTTTAACCTCTTGTATTTCTAATTTCTTTTTCATATCTTTACTTTATTATAAATAGCATATAAAAATTAAAAGTTAATAATTATGACAAAAAATTTAGAGGTTGTGACCTTTTTTGATTTTGATGGTTGTCTTTTTTCAACACCTTTACCTGAAACTGGTAAAGATATATATCAACAAGTTACAGGTAAACCATATCCTCATATAGGTTGGTGGAGTAAACCTGAATCACTTGATATGGATATATTCGATATTAGACCAAAATCTGGTATGGAAGAAGTATATCGTAATGTTATGAAAAACCCAGAGGCACATGCTGTTCTACTTACAAATAGACAATATAAATTGGGTGATGAAGTTAAAAAAGTATTGGATAGTCATAATATGACATTTGAACATTATTCTTATAAACATAATGATCATGAGAAGGGTGACAGAATGTTGGAAATAATGAAAAAATACTATTCTGGTGTTAAAAATATTGTATTCTATGATGATGACCAAAAACACCTTGATAATGCTGAAATGGTATTAGCTGGTAAAGATTATAATCTTAAAACAGTTAAAATATCTTCAGATTTAGATTACCTTGATCAAAGCGATAAAATTAAGTAATTTTGGGTTTATTTTTTATTGAACCATAGTTATATTTAAAGAAAAAAATATAATTATGGTTCAATTTATTAAAACAGCATTGGTCTTAGGTGGCGGAGGTTTCATTGGAGGACATATTGCAAAAAAATTAAAATCTGAAGGTTATTGGGTAAGAGTTGTTGATATAAAAGAACATGAATATTTCATGGGTTCACCAGATTTCTGTGATGAATTTATTGTTGGTGATTTAAGAGACCCTAAAGTGGTTTCAAAAGTTATGTTTTCACCAAATCAAAGGTCTTTAGATGATAAAGAAAATTCCTTTGATGAGGTTTATCAGTTAGCTGCCGACATGGGTGGTGCTGGTTATATTTTTACTGGCGCAAATGACGCTAATGTTATGCATAACTCAGCCTTGATAAATTTGAATGTTGCTTATGATGCTGTAAAATATAACGTAAAACGAGTATTTTACTCATCATCTGCATGTATGTATCCTGAACATAATCAATTAGACCCAAATAACCCAAATTGTGAGGAATCATCGGCCTATCCAGCAAATCCTGATTCTGAATATGGTTGGGAAAAACTATTCTCTGAAAGACTTTATTTGGCCTTTAATAGAAATTATAATCTTGATGTTAGAATTGCAAGATTCCATAACATTTTTGGGCCTTATGGTACCTGGAAAGGTGGAAAAGAAAAAGCGCCAGCCGCAATGTGTAGAAAGGCTGCTGAAACACCTAATGGCGGTATAATCGAAGTTTGGGGTGATGGTCAACAAACAAGATCATTCCTTTATATTGATGAGTGTGTTGAAGCTGTATTCAGATTTATGCGCCAAGATTCCTTCTTAGGACCTGTTAATATAGGTTCAGATGAAATGGTAACTATTAATGATTTAGCTCAAATGGCTATAGACGCTTCTGGTAAAGATATTACAATAAGTAATATATATGGTGAGGAATTTGAATCCAAATATGGTTTTAAATGTCCAACTGGTGTAAGAGGTAGGAATTCAGATAATAAATTATTCCAAGAAAAAATGGATTGGGTTCCATCATTCCCATTACGTGCAGGTATAATAAAAACATATAATTGGATAAATACACAGGTTAAATAACTATCCAACTTTCTCCATATATATCTTTATAGTCATCATAATTTAAATTATTGAACCACAATTTAGGTGCAATAATTTTTTTATTTAAATTATTATTCAACCAGGCACCCCACCAACTAAATGAACTATTAGCAATAATATTATTATCACATAATGTCATTAAACAAAGATCAAAAACATCTGAATTTCCTATTGAATATTTAATATTATCTCCTTTGAAATTTTCAACAACCCATTGTGGATCATCTGAAATAAAAATAAAATAATTATCACCAATAAGTGATATTGCATTATTATAATAATTAACATCACACGTAGGATGGATATTAGGAAATTTTAAATAATCACCACGTCTTACATGAACCGATGTTAATTTTTTACCATCTAATAAACTTAAAAACTTTTTAACATCACGTTTTGTTTCTTCATCAAAATCAAATATTTTTTTTATATCTTTAGTTTGATCTTTAAAATATTTTTCGGATTGGAAATAACCATCTATTTGTATATTAGGAACATATTTAATTTCTTTAAAATTAAAATATGGTTCTTTATATACATAATCTATTTTTAAAAAATTGTTTGGTGCATCGTCTATATTTCTAAATATATTATTTTTATAATTATTAGCTGGTTTACCTTGCAATGGTGTATGGCAAGTATTTAAATTAAATCGTGAAACATCATTATTTCTTATAGCTAAAGCTGTTGCTGTCGCTATTTGAAACATTTGATTACCTAATCCACCAGAAAGTTTTGCTGAAACCATGTTATTAATATTTATTAATAAAAAACGCATCACCCCATCCAAAATTTCCAGCCATAACTTTTTCTTTTGGTTCAAAATTAAAATTCCCAAGATATGATACTATTTCAGGATAAAGTGCACAACCAGAATATAATTCCTCATCATTAACCTCAAGAAATAAATATTTTACTTGATATAATAAATCACCAAAACCTTTTAGTGATAAAAGCTCAGCCCCCTGAATATCTATATTTACAAAATCATAGTCTTGAATATCTAAATTATTTTCAATAAATAAAGTATCAATTCTTTTTGTTTTAAGTATAATTTCATCGATATAATGAACTGTTGGGTGAGCAATTTTATGGGTGTGTAAATCTAATATTGAACTACTTTGCCCCTCATTATTAGATATTTTAAATTTAACTTCTTGATTATCATGTTCTGTCGTACAAACATTAAAAATTAATGAATTAGGATATCTATTAACATTTTTTTGTAGTTCTGGTATTAATTTTGGATTAGCTTCAATCCAAATTGTTCTTTGAATTCCATTACTATAATAATCATCAACCTCTTGACCAGTATTTGCGCCTATATGTAAAACACCTGTTGGTTTTATAGAATATTTTGATAGTAAAGTTTGATATGGTATTAACATTGTATTTATTTTTTATTTAATTTATTATGATATGATATATAATCAAAATTATTTTTAGTTGATTGAAACCAGTAATCGCCTAATCTCGAAAAACCGCTAAATTCTTTTATCCCTTGACCTATATTCGATGGATTATCATATTGTTTAACACAACCAGGTACGTAAGCATATGTATATAAATCTGGAGATAGTTTCATAAATAACCAATCAATACCCATACTCATATGTACATGAGTATCAAGTAAATCCAATATTCTTGGTAAACTTTTTTTATTTACAATATATGCATAAGTACTCCAACAACCATATGTTCTCACAATATAATCAACATCTGTTTTCTCCACATCTGTTCCCTTTTTACATGAACATTTTTGCATATCTGGATGATGTCCAATTTTATGCCATTCAGCTGGAATATGATATGTGCCACCTAACCAAAAAACATCCCATTCATGGGTATTAAGAAAATTCTGAATATCACTTAATCGATCCATGAAATCATCACAAAAAATTAAATCATCTTCCATAACTAATGCATGTTTATTTTGTTCTAATGCTTTTTTCATTACACCTACCTGTGAAAAATGACAACCTATAGCACCAGGTGTTCTATTTAACATCGTCTTAATTTTAACTAATGGTTGATCAACTTCGTTTGGTAATAAACCCTTAAATCTTATAGCTGATAGCCCAATTCTTTCAAGCTCTGAAACCATTCTATTATCCCTATCTTTTCTAACATCAAGATTAATATATGACGCATACGTTTCATCAAGTATATCTTTATTGGTTGTAATTAACTGATCTTTTCTTACATAAATCATACCCCATTTTTCTTTTCTATTAACATCAAAATCAAAATTAATATCATTCCATGATAACCATGTTAATTCATTTTCAAAATAGATATCATCTTTTTCTTTAATTGAAAAATTATTATAACCAATATCTTGTAAATATTTTACAATAGCTTCAATATTTTCTTTATTTTCTTCTTCCCATTCAAAACAAATCATGGTATTAGATAATAATTTTGTTAACCCTTTAATTACATTCAGTTCATAACCCTCAACATCTATCTTTATAAAATCAGGTATACCATATTTTTCTATAGCACTATCAAGAGTAATAGTATTAATAGGTATTTTTACATTCCAATTATGTTTATTAGAAAATCTTGAGTTTTTTATAAAATCTAAAGATAATGTTGATAATGTTTCAGAATTACAAATAAAAAAATCATTTATTCCATTATTATCTGATAATCCAGAGCTATCAATTATAACATTATCATTATCTTTATATATTCTATTTAATTTATTATTTAAATCTGGATTAGGCTCGAAAGCAACTACTTTATAACCAGAATTTAATAAAATATTAGTTTTTTGACCAATATTAGCACCTATATCAAAAGCAAGTTTCATTTTAGTTAAGTTTAGTAAAATATTTAGGTATCATATTAGTATGCGCACCTTTAAATACGTATTTATCATCAGGGCATAAAACAATTTTATTTGGATTTCTATTTAACCATCCAGCAACAAAACTAAATGTTGACATACAAATTATATTATGTTCGCATTGAGACATGTAGGTAAGATCTTCTAACTCACTTCTATCTTCAGAAAACATAAATTCGCAATCCATAAAATTATATGAATTGAATTGAGTTTTACACCAATTAATATCGTCCGAAAAAACAATAAATTTAAAATAATTTAATTTATTAAAATATTTTATAGCTTCCGAATAATAATCCATTCCAACATATGGGTGTTTATTTTGTAATTCTAAAAAATCACCTCTACGAACATG